GGTATCGACTGCAGGCTTCCGGCTGCCTCTGCAACTGCGCCTGTGACTATTCGTGTTCTGACGCTGGTAAGTGCAGGTGTCAGCGGGTACGCACAGATCACCTATACCGGTATGACCGGGACTACGCTTACCGGCTGCACGACAGTAAGTGGTGTAGGAACGCTCGGCACTGGCTACTACGTCAACTTCACACCATGCATCGTCTCGTGGCTGGGGTACGGCGTTACGCTGTCGGCAGCGCCTACCGTTTCTGGAGTGGGGCTTTGGCTGCCCGCGTACACGGTTGCGACCAAGGGTGCGATCGGTGCCCAGGTGACTGGTGGTATTCTTGATCGTGGCGGCACAGCTGCAATCGTTACTTGTAACGGAGCGCTGTTTGGTTACGACGCGAATACTGTTACTACAGGCTTCCCAGGCGGGACTACTACTGCTGCCATTGCAAAGGGTGCCAGCGTCAATACAATTACTGTCGGTGGCGGTTTGACATCAGCTATCCCTGCAAACGGTACGATTACAGTACTGACTGGGATTTTTGAGCTGGGCTTCGTGAGTCAGACCTTTGTAGTCCCTGCAGGTGCTGCCGCCGGTTCTACTTCTGTGGCAGTCACTGCACAGAATGCTCTGGCCAACTTCCCAATTGGCAGTAGGCTGCTGCTGAGTAGTACAGGTGGGCCTTTCAACCTGATCGCCGCAGGCCATACCCTCGGCACGCTGCGGCAGACCAACGATGGGCTGGCATATGCAGTTGTAGACGTCACAGCTAACTCGATTATCTTCGTGTCGGTCGCAACTGGTGCGGTTCTGACGACGGTTGCATTGCCTCCGGGAAATGTACAGGGTAGTCTAACTACTGCATTGTCTACTGCAGGCGCGATCACGGCCATTCCGATTACTCCGCAGTCGCAGGCGCAAGGCGCTGGTCCTGCAATTCCGTCTGGCTCGACAATTACAGTCGCCTACGGATCGCACACACAGCAGTTTACGACTTCAGCTGCCGTTGCTTCCGGCGCAACTTCGATTCCCGTTACATCAACTGTGCCAACCTTTGCCTTCCCTGCAGGCTCTGTGATCACGGTTGGCGCAACCGCCGCAGTACCAGGGCGCATGCGTGCTGCCTCGGACAACTCAATCTGGGTTGCTGCCTCTGCTACCTGTGTTGCATACAACATTGCATGCGCAACCGCAGGCGATTGGAGCACTGCAGCGCTTGTACCTGCGAATGCGTGGGATGTTGCCGTTCAGCACGGGTTTACTCCGGGTGTATTCGGCACGATCTGCGACTTGATCGTCAACTCGCGTGCAACCTGCGTCTGGGTCGGACTGACTACCGGACCTGCAGGCCTGACTGGCGGATTGCCATGCTTTAGCGGCTTCCAATACGCAGGTGTGTCGCCTTCGCCCGCAAACTGGTACCCCGTGGAGTCCTTAGGCGGAGCATTGTCCTACTTTGGTGTGTCGAACGACGTCTATGAGGACATCTACTTCGCTGGAGCGATCCCTGCAGGAGCTACAGGGCGCCGCTTTAGCCAGTTCATGGGCGGTGGCTACCACATCGGTGACCTGGCATACGTTGGGTCGCTCGAACTGACAGCACAGGGAGCCACGCTTACATGAACCGAGAGATTCTCTTCGACAAAATTGGCTACAAGCCGCTTCCCAAGCAGCGCCTGTTCCACGATAGCACTGCACGCTTCCGTGTACCTGTTTGCGGACGTCGATTTGGCAAGTCCACAATGGCAGGACGCGATCTGGAGCCGAAGCTCTTCGAGAAGGACAAGCGGTTCTGGATCGTTGGGCCGACATACGACTTGGGCGAGAAGGAGTTTCGCGTCATTTGGGACGACCTTATCGTCAAGTTGGGACTCGGTCGCGACAAGCGAATCAGGAAGGCCTACAACAAGCGTTCGGGCGAGATGTACATCTCCTTCCCGTGGAACACGCACTTGGAGGTCCGAAGTGCAGACCATCCCGAGTTCCTTATCGGCGATGCGCTTGATGGTGCAATCATGTCGGAGGCGGCTAAGCATCGACCTGACACATGGGAACGCTTTATCCGACCTTCTCTGGCCGACCGACGCGGTTTTGCTGACTTTCCCACTACCCCAGAAGGCTACAACTGGCTCTACATGGTCTGGCAGTTCGGCCAGAATCCCGACCTAGTAGACTACGCCAGTTGGCGCTTTCCCTCTTGGGAAAACACGGTCATCTACCCCGGTGGTCGTGACGATCCGGAGATCAGGTTGCAAGAGCAGACCACTGCAATTGAGTGGTTCATGCAGGAGATCGCAGCGGACTTCACAGCATTCGTCGGCAAGATCTACGGCGAGTGGGACGAGCAGTACAACGTCAAGCAGGTGCAGTTCAATCCGGCTTGGCCGAACTACCTGGCGTTTGACTGGGGCTTCACCAATCCACTGGCGGCAATTGAGTTCCAAGTCAGTCCCTGGGACGAGATCTATGTGTGGCGCGAGCATTACCTACCATATACACGTCTGGAGCGGCACCTTGAGATGCTCAAGCACCGAGACCAGCCCGATGGTTATCACCTGGACCTTGCCTTTGGCGACGCGGCGGATCCGGATGCGGCTGAAACGGTCGGAGCTCATCTGGTTGCTTGTGTTGCTGACCCCGAGGCGAAGACCAACTGGCGGCAAGGTGTTGACCTCGTCAAGAGGTTCCTGAGGCTTCGTGAGACAGGTGAAACAGACGAGTACGGTGCACCCATGTATGCGCCTGCATTCTTCGTCGATCACTCGTGCAAGAACACGATCCGGGAATTCAACAACTACCGTGCACCAAGTGTTCGCGGCGAGAAGAACACACGCGAGGCAGCGCAAGCATGGGACGATCACGCGCTCGACGCGATTCGCTACGCGCTGATGCACCTGTTCGAGCTTGGCGCTCGGCATCACTTGTCAGAAGTCATCAGCGTCGGATCGACTGCGAACCAGGCAGCATCACGTACATCATTCGACACCAGTAGCGGTCTGTTGCTCCCTGACACAGGCGGCGGAATCTTCACGATGGGAGACACGTTCTAATGAAGCTAGGCCCTGTGGAGATCTTTCGGTCTAGGGACCGGGTTGCCGTGGAAGAGCGTACGCCTTTGGACGCAATCATCCTTTCCGACTACGCACGTACGCACGACATCATCGACGTCGCAGAAGATGGCAGCTATATTGTTGCCACTGAGCGAGGTCCTGAGCGGCGGCAGCTTGCCGATCCTAGCGTGGTCGACATGCGTGAGCTCGGCACTGCAGTAGCATCGCCTCTTGGTTCGTGGATGCGGCAGGAATACAACCGTGCACTGATCGGCAAGCAGGGTCTGCGCATGTACGACCAGATGCGCCGCAGCGATGGTACTGTTCGGTCGACGTTGCGCCTGTTCAAGACTCCGATTCTGTCGGCACGCTGGTTCATGGTGCCTGCATCCGACTCAACACGGGACAAGAATGTTGCCGACTTCATCTGGAAGAACCTGACACTGTGGATGTCATCTTCCTGGCCACAGTTCTTGACAGAGTCGTTGTTGATGTTGGACTTCGGCTACTACGCCTTCGAGAAGGTCTTCGATATGGCGGAGAATGTGCCTGCAGCGGCAGCTGATCCCTCTGCACGTGGAAAGGTCGTGTGGCAGAAGCTAGCACCGCGGCACCCGATGGACATCCAGGAGTGGCTGTACGACGCCAACGGTGGGCCAGACGGTATCAGGACGCTTTCAGGTACCACAGGGCCTTCCAATTCCTCGGCTCCCATATTCATTCCGATCGACAAGCTCCTAGTGTTCACCTTCGACAAGGAAGGTGGCGACATGGGAGGTATCAGTGCTCTGCGCTCTGCGTATATGCACTGGTACTACAAGAACAACCTGTACAAGATCGATGCCATCCAGAAGGAGCGTCACGGCATTGGTGTGCCGATCATTCAGCTGCCGCCGAACTTCAACGACGCTGACAAGCAGCTTGCTGACCAGATCGGACGCAACCTCCGTACCAACGAGCGGGCGCACGTTGTCTTGCCTCCGAACTGGGAGATCATCTTCGCCAAGCTGGAAGGCCAGCCGGTTTCGGCTCTGGACTCAGTCAAGCATCACGACCTGCAGATTCAGAAGAACATCCTTGCCCAGTTCATGAACGATGACGCTGCACAGAACATGCCCGAGGCATTCCTCAAGTCCACTCGCTATGTCGCCGACATCGTTACTGACGTGATCAACAAGTACGCGATCCCGCAGCTGGTCGATTATAACTGGTCACGAGTCGGTTATCCCCAGTTGAAGGCACGTCGCATCGGTGAGAACGTCGACTGGCGAACCTTCTCCATGGCAGTTCGCAACTTCACAGGTGCAGGAGTCATCAAGCCTGACGATCCGCTTGAGGACATGGTTCGCGATGAGATGGACCTGCCGAAGCGCGACCCTGCGACGACTCGTGAGGTGCTGAACCCGGAGCTGGAGATCCGCGAAGATGTTTCGGGCGAGGGCGTTCAGGGAGACCTTGACAACCCGCACTTCACAGGCACACCTTCGGCTGGTACGCCTCAGCCTGCGAAGACTGGTCAGCCACGGCAAGCAACCGTCGCTGGCCAGCAAGGTGGAGTGTTCGGGCAGGGTAGCAAGGCTCGAGGTGGCAGCTCAGGCAGAACTGCCTAAGGGATAACGTAATATACGACGATCTTGCTAAGGCGGGGTCAAGTGATCTATCATGAAGGAAGGAGGTTCGTGTGGCTGAGTTCGGTTATCTAGTCGACCTGGCAAAGTACCAGTTCGCCGAGGGCGAGGCTACCTCGACCTGGCTGCAAGCATTCCCGCCGGCGCCGACTGGCAAGTTCTTCCACCCAATCCATGGCGAGATCGAGTCTTCGCCGGAGCGTTGGAAGCGTTTCGCCGACAACGTCAAGAACAACGTTCGTGGTCAGGAGTTGAACATTGACTATGACCACAAGGAGGGCATCGCTGCAGGGTGGGTCAAGGACGCCGAAGCGCGTGCTGACGGCCTGTGGCTCCTCGTTGAGTGGACGCCTGACGCAGCCAAGAAGCTGCACAACAAGGAGTACCGGTACTTCTCGCCGGACTTCGTAGACGATTGGACACACCCTGGTACGCAGACGAAGTATGTCGACGTACTCAACGGAGGCGCACTAACCAATCGTCCGTTCCTAAAGGGAATTCTTCCCATCAACTTGTCGGAGGCGTTTGCTGACGGCACGCAGGCCAGCTCAGCTGGTTCGATTCAACTCAAGGAGGCAGGTGTGGATCCGAAGCTTCTCCGTAAGCTGTTGGGTCTGGCTGAGGACGCAAGCGATGCCGATGTGCAGACCAAGCTCACTGCGCAGGGTGTGACGGTGGACGACCTCAAGCCGGCAGAGCAGGAAGGCGACAAGAAGCCCGAGGGTGACAAGAAGCCTGAAGGCGAAGGCGGAGCACCGGTGGTTGAGGAGACCCCCGAGGCGATCGCTGCCAAGGAGCTTCTGGCTGAGGTCAAGAAGCTGTCCGAGACCAACCCCGCGCTCAAGGGTCTGGCCGAGCTCGTGACTGGTCTGACCACCACCGTGGCGGCGCAGGGCGCTCAGCTCGCCTCGACCACTGCAGCGCTCAAGCTCGCTGAGGCCGATGGTCGCGTGAAGCAGCTGTCGGATCCGACGAAGGGCTTCGTGCTTGCTCCGGCGGTCGCAGATGGTCTTCGCGACCTTCTGGCGGATGCGCCCAAGGAGCTCGGCGACCAGGTCTTCGGTCTGGTCAAGCAGCTCAGCGAGGCGGCAGTTGTTCAGCTCGGTGAGAAGGGTTCTTCACGAATCCAGGCCACCGACGAGCGCGGTACGGCGACCAAGCAGTTCACCGAGCTGGTCGCCAAGATTCAGAAGGACAGCGAAGGGAAGATCGACTACCGTTCTGCTGCAGAGCAGGCAGCGCGGCAGGACCCCAAGCTGTTCGCCGAGTACACCGAGGAAGCATTCAGCTTCAAGTCCTAGTCAAGGAAGGAGTAAAACATGCCAGGCCCCAACTTCGTCCTGGACAAGGGCTTCACCGCGACAGGCTCAACCGCCTACGCGTTCGGTGAGTGCATCGTTCAGGGTAGCACCAACACCTCGTGTGCTCGTGCAACGTCGGCGGCGTCTCTGCTTCTGGGTATCTGCCAGGAGACCCTGGATGCGACCAAGCTCGCAACGGGTATGGCAACCATCAACATTCGGTTGCTCGGCATCAGCCGGGTGATCGCAGGTGGTGCCATCGCACGAGGCGCACGTGTCAAGAACGATGCCAACGCACACGCAGTGTCAGCGTCGCAGACAGCGGGCGGCTCACAGCCCGTCAACGTCTTCGGCATCGCTCTGTCGCCGGCTTCCGCCAGCGGTGACTTCATCGACGTCCTGCTTACGCCGGGCGCAACCTACTAAGGAGGAGGTGACATGGATACCGAGTTCTTCCAGCTTGGCGATCGGTTCGTCAAGGGTCCGGAACTGATCGGCTACCGCAAGGATGGCCGTCCGATCTACCTCTGTGCTGGTGGCGCTGTCTACAACCCGTCGGGTTCAGGCAACGTCCACATCGACGAGGTTCTGACCAACATCAGCCTGGGATACCCCAACGCTGGTCTGGTTGGCAGCGTCCTCTTCCCGCAGGTGGTTGTCCGCAAGCAGTCGGACAAGTACTACATCTTCGGTCGAGAGGCATGGCTGCCTGAGGATGACGTCCGCGCGCCGGGTACGGTCGCGAACGAGATCCCCGGGTACCAGCTGTCCGTCGACACGTACTACGCTCAGGAGCACGCGCTCCAGATCCCGGTGACGGATGAGGAGCGTGAAAACGCTGACTCGCCGCTCTCACCGGACAGCGATGGTACGGACCTCGTGACCGGCAAGCTCATGATGGGTCGGGAGCTTATCCAGCACTCGTTCGCCACGACTGCGGCCAACTACGCCTCAGGCATGTCGACGACGCTGTCTGGTACGGCTCAGTGGAGTGACTACGTCAACTCTGCACCGATCTCGGATGTGAAGACGGGCAAGCGTGCGGTCAACGCCCAGATCTTCATGGATCCGAACATCGGGATCTTCCCCTACCAGGTGATGTCGATCCTGGAGGACCACCCCGACTTCATCGAGCGGATCAAGTACTCCGAGCGTGGCATCGTCACGTCGGAGATCATCGCGGCCATTTTCGGTATGGATCGCATCGTCGTTCCTGGCGCTGGTGTCAACACTGCCAACCCAGGACAGGCACCGACGCTCGGGTACATCTGGGGCAAGGATGTCGTCCTGGCTTGGGTGCCTGCTCGTCCGGGTCTCAAGACGCCGGCCTACGCGTACGAGTTCGTCTGGGGCTACCCTGGCGGCGGTCCGCAGATCGTCGATCGCTGGCGGGAGGAGAACCGCGGCGCGGATCTCATTCGCGTACGGCGTCGGTACGACCACAAGATCATCGCGGTCGACAGCAATGGTTTGAGCATTGCTGGCTACCTCATCAAGTCGGCAACGGCCTAGGAAGGAGGAAACATGTCAGCAGCGAAAAAGCACGAAGACCTTCCCGAGCTGGTGGCCGTCACGGACATCAAGCACGGCGAGCCCGATGGCGAAGTCATCACCGTTGAGCGTGGTGCGACGATCGACCGCAGTGAGTGGGACGAGGATGCCCTTGTCGCACTCTACGCTGGTGGGTCGCTCACGTACGCTGGGTCGCCGACCGATCCCAACCTGCTCGATGCGCCGAAGGGGCCGTTCAACACGACTCCTGCGCTCGTCGAGAGGGCTCTCCAGGTGCAGGCCGATCATGCGAAGGCGGGTCTCCCGCTTCCGCAGGGTGCTCACACCCAGGCTGGTCTGAACGAGCCGCCGGAGAACCCGCAGGAGCTGCTCGAAGGCGTCAACGAGACGTCTGCCGCTCCGGTCAAGGCTCCGTCTTCTGCAGGCGTACCTGCTTCGGTGGCTGAGGGAGCCGTCAAGCAGAGTATGGCAAACGCCACGGAGAAGAACGAGGCTGAGTCCGAGGGCGAGAAGGAGTAGTTCATGGCCCACATTACTGCCCAGGAAGCTCAGCAATGGTTGGAGTCCACCAAGCTGAGCGTTACCTCCCTGGACAGTGAGCTCGAGACGTCGGCCTCCACTAGTGTGCTGGCACAACTCGCAGCACAGATTGACGTCTCGAGCTGGGCCGATCAGTCATCCACGCCTGAGATGGTCATGCAGATCATCTCGATGTACTACGTGTCGATGTACATCGACCGTACGTACTCAGGCAGCTCAGTCTCGCTTAGCCAGTACGCCCAGCTACTTCGTCAGCGTGCCGATCTCCTGATCGCAGGTATTCTGACGGGCTCGTACATTCTCACTGACGACCCTGGAGCACAGGTAGACGCCGATGCTCCTGTGTTCTACCCGACGGATGCTTCCTCAGCCATGTGTCCAGAGGACACTGACTACACGGACTTCTCTGTCGGCCCGGCGAAGTTCTCGATGGGGACGGTGTTCTAGTGGCTACAGTCACCGGCCTGAGGACTCATTCGCCTGTTCTTGACTTCGAGTTCGTGCCGTCGCTGTCGATCATGGCAAAGGACGTGCTCAAGCTTGGCTTGGACATTCGGTCCTTCAAAGTGCCTCTCCAGCGCGCCGTCAAAGAGGTCATGATCCCAAGCATTCGCCAGAACTTCGACTCAGAGGGTCGACCGCCGTGGCCTGAGCTCGAAGCAGGCACACTCATGAACCGTGAGTACGCCGGGTACGACGATGGCCCGATCCTGAATCGTTCTGGCGCACTTCGTCGTGTTGCTACGCAGCTGAACATCTGGACCATCAACCAGCAGTCGGCTACTGTGCGCGATCTTCCTGAGTCTGTCTGGTATGGTAAGGTTCAGCAGGCAGGCACTGATGGTGGTGGCGCTGGTACTGACACGATGAGTACCACAGGGTTGTCCTTGCAGGAAACCATCGACAAGCTGCGTGCGCAGGCTGCGGCTAGTGGCTCGGTTGGTAAGGCAGATATCCCGCCACGTCCTTTTATCATGTTCCAGGACGACGATCCTGACAAGATCGAAGCCGTCTTTGGCAAGTGGTTGGACGAGCGTATCGCCCTGGCTGGGTGGTAGATATGGCATCAAGCGATATCAACGCCTACGTCGACTACATCATTGCACTACTGCAAGACCCTGACGCCGTTGCGAACACTGGTATCCAGGCCGCAGATGTCTGGCAGGGTGATCAGCAGAACATTCCTCGTTCACCTGCAGTGTGCGTAGAGCCCGGGCCTCAGCGCCGAGAGCTGATCGGCGCAATGCGTCAGACAGCTGTCAACACTGACATCATTCTTATGGTGTACGTAGGCAAGGTGCAGGACGTGGAGATCAACCAGCGCGACGCTGTGGATGCGGGACAGAAAGTGCAAGACGTTCTGCACGAGCACTCCACAGTGGGCGGGATGGCGATCCATTCCTTTGTCACGGATCTGGATCCGGGGTACGCAACACGTGCGGGGGACCTCTGGCGAGCGGTCCGGCTCGTATTCAACATTCAGACGCAGGAACTACTGCCCCAGGCAGCGGAATAGGAGGCAAGCTACATGGCGGGTCACTACGAAGTGACGCTGGAGGCAGACAATCTGCACGAAGGCGCCGAAGTGGTAGTCCAGGGCCTTGGTGTCCTGGTAAACGGCTCGACGGTCGAGTTCAGCAAGGAGCTGGTCGAGCACAACTTCCGCACGGTCAACTCGACACTCGAAGACGTCTTCGGCGACGACAAGAACCCTGGTGTCGTGACCGAGCGCAAGGTGGTACCTGGACCGAAGCTGGAGGATGCAGCTTCCGGGATGCCTGGTACTGTCACCGTCAAGTACGTCGACGACGATGACTCCAAGGCGAACGCCAAGGACGACGAAAAGCCTGTAGCGGCCAAGACTGCTGCAGCGTCCGGCACCAAGAAGGAAGGTGACAAGTAATGGGCGTCAGCATTGGTGCCTCCAGTATTATGGGCGTGGCGTTGGAAGCTACGCTCAACACGTACACCGCGCCGACGAAGTACATCCCGTTCCTGAGCGAGACGATGACTCGTTCGGATGATCAGCAGTGGCGGCGTCCTGTGCGTGCCTCCGCAGATGCAATCGGAGTGGTAGGCGGCCACGTCAACACTTCCGGCGACATCACGATCGAGGCCGAGGAAGACCAAGTCGTTTACTTCCTACGGTGTGCGCGGACGAACTTCGCTTCGACTGGTACGACCAACAAGGTCTACACCTTCACGCCGAGTCAGGCTGCAGTGCCTGCCAAGACGATGTCGATCACGATCGTCCGCAACGGTGTAGTATTCGGGTACTACGGGTGCATCACTTCTCAGTTCGTGTTCTCGGTCGATTCGTCTGGCATCATGCAGGCGACCTTCTCGATGATCGGACTCGAAGAAGGCACCCAGAGCGCCCCGACCGCAACGTGGCCCACGACCACTCCTTTCGGCGCAGGCATGTACAGCGTGCAGGTTCCGACAGCGACTCAGGTCTTCGATGCCGACCAGTTCACCTTCACGGTGAACGACAACGGCACGCCACAGTTCCGTCTCAACAACACCACACGGGCGGCTCAGTACGTTGCTTTCGGCGAGCGTGATGTGACTCTGACGATCGATCGTGACTTCGTCGACAAGACGCAGTACGCGGACTTCGTTGCTCTGACCTCACAGTCCGTCACGGTGGTCGCAAGCAAGGGTGCAAACAACGCGATCACCATCAACATTCCTGTCGGTACTCAGACGGAGTACCCTGTGAATGTTGGCAACCAGGGCGATGTCATTCGCGCCTCCACCAACTTCACCGGCTCGATCGACAACACTGGCAACAGCTACACTGTCACGGTTGCGACGCAGGAAGTCATCACCTAGGGTCTAGGAAGAAGGGCTCACCCCCTGTGGCTTCTTCGCGAGAGGGGTGAGCCGAAGTCTATCTGAGGTCTCACCGAACGAGATTCAAGATAGACGCAAGAACGCCCAACCTCAACCGAGGTATACGGGTGAAAGTCCAAAGCACAATCTCTTAGAGGGAGAGACGATGCCAAGAGCAACAGCAAATCTGCAGTTCGCAGAGCAGAAGGAACTCAAGTCCTGCCCGGGAGGCTTCGTTACTCTGCGACGCCTCAGCTACGGCCAGATCCTCGATCGGCGCAGCCTGATGGCGGGCATGAAGGTTCGCGGTGGTAAGGGCAAGGAGTTCGAAGGCGAGCTCCAGACCATGAGCGAGCGTGTGACGATCTACGAGTACCAGAACTGCGTGGTCGACCACAACCTCGAGGACGAGCATGGGACCAAGCTCGATCTGCACAACCCGATGCACATCAAGTCTCTTGACCCCAAGGTCGGTCAGGAGATTGAAGGCTTGCTGTCCGAGCTGAACAACTTCGAGGACGATGATGAGGAGGGAAACTTCTCCAACGGCTCCGGTACTACCTCTCCGCCGTCGGAGCCGGTCGAGTAGATGAAGACCCAGAGGCATGGCTCGCCATCGAGTTGGCTACCAAGTGCCGACTCCATGGCGCGCTGCCTAGGGCAGGTGGACTACTCGATCAGGACGCGTACCAGATGCACCTGATCGAGTCCGTCTACGCAGTGCAGGCTGAGAACCGCAAGAGGAAGAAACCCACCGGCTAGGAGGCAGCGTTGCCACTCTCCTCCCGCGAGTTGTTTCTCGTCATTCGTGCTCGCGACGAAGCATCTCGTGTTCTTGCAGGGCTGAGCGGCAAGATGAGCGCTCTGTCCAAGGAGGAGCAGCTGGCTGCCCAGGCATCGATGCGGAGAGGCGCATCGATGGCTACGGTGGGTGTAGGTATTGCCTACATAGGTGCCAAGGGTCTTGAGTTCTACGCCAATGCCACCAAGCAGGCAATGGAGTACAACCGCGAGGTCGCTCTCACCAAGACGCAGACGGATGCCACAGGGTCGTCTATCAAGAAGCTGGGCGACATCGGTGAGAGCGTAGCGAACAAGATTGCAGTGCCATTCGATCAGGTGCAGGGTGGTCTGTATGACATCTTCTCGTCCGTGGACGTCAACGTTCCACAGGCGAAGAAGCTGTTGGAGACGTTCTCCAAGACTGCAGTCGCTGGGCAGGTCAACCTGCAGGATTCGGGTCGTGCAACGATCTCGATCCTGAATGCCTTCCACCAGCCACTCAGCAAGGCAACACACGACGAGAACTTGATGTTCGAGCTCGTTCGTGAGGGTGTTGGCGACTACGGTGCGTTCTCCTCTGCCATCGGTCGTGCGATCCCGTCAGCGGCCCGTGCTGGCGAGAGTTTCAAAGACCTCGCCGGCATGATGGCTTTCCTGACTCGTAATGGTCTGTCCACATCAATGGCAGCTTCCTCTGCTGCTCGTGCCTTGGACGCGTTGGATAATCCCAACTCCTTGGCGAACATGAAGTATTTCGGCCAGATTGCCGAAGCGGCGATTGGCAAGAAGGCCGCCGCCGGAATTTACGGCAGCGCCGACGCTGCGAAGAAGTTCAGTGTCAATCTTGTCGACGCACAGGGCAAGTTGAAGCCTATTCCGCAGATCATGAAGGAACTAAACGCAGCAACTGCGGGAATGACGAAGGTTCAGCGCTCCGCAGTCATCACGGATGTCTTCAAGGGTGGCGGCGGAACGATTCAGGCTCGACGCTTCTTGGACCCTGCCATCACCGGGTACAAGCAGCTCAACGAGTACACGGACAACCTTAAGCATACGCAGGGTCTGCTCAACAACGAATACCAGCACATGGCGAAGACACCTGCAGCTCAGGCCCAGCTGTTGTCCAATAAGTACAAGATCCTGGTAACGCGTATCGGTACTGACTTGCTCCCAGTAGCGACCAAGCTCATCAATATCCTGTCGAAGATCGTCGACTGGTTCGAGAAGCTGTCACCGAGTACGCAGAAGTGGATCGTGTACGTCGGCGCCATTGGATCTGCGTTGGCAGTAGTGATCGGCATCATGACTGCCTTCGCTGGCGTCTTCCTAATGATCGACGCCAATGCGACTATCGCAGGTAGGTCGTTCCTTTGGTTCGGCAAGAGCGCTGCTAGCAGTGCGGCTACTGCTTCGGAGGCGATGGCTGCTGCAGGAACTGAAGTTGATGCGCTGACTGTTCAGGTTGCTGCTGCTGGCGAGCAGATGGCCCTGTTCGGAGAGGACCTAGTCGTAGTCGACGAACAGCTAGCTCTGTTCGATGCTGATGCCGTAGCAGCTGGTGAGTCTGCAGCGGCTATGGCAGGTGAAGTAGATGCTGGTGCAGCTTCGATGGCTGGAATGATGGGCCCTCTGATTGCCTTGACTGGTGCACTGGCGATCTACACGATAGGCCTGCAAGGCAGTCGAAAGGCTCAGCAGCTGTACAGCGAGGGCATGAACCAGATTGCCAACTCTGGTGACTACGCCAAGCTGCAGAAGAACATGCAGAATACGCTGGGGGCGCTGAACAAGAATACCACTTCAATTGGTGGTATCGCGTCCGAGCTCAACCCGGTCAACTGGTTCACTGGCAATGACGCTGCAGGCAAGGCGAACAAGTTCGCACAGGCAATGTTCAATGTCAACCAGAACCTCGACCTGGCTGCAGAGCGCTTTAGCACAACGTCAGATGCTGCGTATGTCCTGGCTAAGGCTTCTGGTGTCGACCTGACGCAGAGCTTCTCCGACTTCAATGCCAAGGGCCTGAACCCTGTTGAGTCGGGCATCGATAAGTACTTGACGCAGGTCCAGCGTGCAGCCAATGGCAACACAGGCCTGATGACAACAATGGAGCTGCTCACCTCCCAGGTGGTGAACCAGAAGAACAAGTTCCAGGCCTTGTCAGATGCGATGAACTGGCTGATTGGGATTGGCGAGAACGTCAAGAAGACACAGGTCGCTATGTACCAGACAGAAGACCAGGCGACCAAGTCCTTGAACAAGAACAAGGTCTCGCTCGACGCGCAGAAGAAGGCTGGCCAGCAGACCATCTCCATGTTCACGCAGGTGGTCGACGCCATCAAGGCCCACGCTGTGGCTGTTGGTCAGGACACATACAAGCAGGACTTGTGGATGGGCAAGACCAAGGCGGCTCGCCTTGCCTCTGAGGCCGAAGCTCGCTCCCTGCAGAATCAGTTCCAGACGTGGCTCAAGAGTACTGGGCTCAAGGAAGCAGACCGGGAGAAGCTGCAGCAGCTGTACGACAAGATGCAAGGATCAGGCGGACCGATGGGAACGCTTACTCGTTCCCTGAATAGCGTGAACTCTGCACTCGGCAAGGGCTATAGCCTCACCAAGCTCCTGACCAACGCTCTCAAGCAGGTGCCTAGCCACGTTTCAACGACTTACAGTCACAGCGGCGGATTTGGTGGCTATGTCGGAAGTCTGCCTGGCATGGGTGGATCAGGTGGCTCTGGCGGAGGTGGTGGTGGTGGTGGTGGCCACCACAAGAGCAGCTCTCCTCCAGGGGCAAACCCCAGCCTGTTCGGTTCGACGTCCGATATCAAGCGTCAGGCAGATACTGCAGCCGCAACCTTCGGTGCTGCTTCCGCTGATGCGATGGTCAAGCACACGAAGAACGCACACAAGAAGGCCCAGCCGACAATCAAGGCACTTCTGCAGGCGCCTCTCAAGCAGCTGACGAAGAGCTACAACGACTTGGAGAACAAGCTCCACGGCAAGGGCAAGCTCAGCGACTCCGAGCGGTACAAGATTGAGAAGCAGGCGTCCGCACTCAAGTCGCTCCTGTCTTCGATCAAGGACATTCGCTCGCACCTTGGCGACGGTGACATCACCAAGAACATCGAAGCCATGGAGAAGGCGCTCAACTCACTGGGCAAGAGTGGCGACCCTGCGCACAAGCATCTGCAGCAAGTCATCAAGGACTTGAAGAAGGATCGCACGGACCTAGAGAAGCAGGGTAAGCAGCTCTCCGATGGCGTCACCACCGTGTTCGACAAGAGCGTCTCGCCGCTTGCGACCCATCTGGACAACCTGGCCACTTCGATTCAGAAGGCTGCTACCAACGCCAATGGCAAGGTGCCGAAGGCGATTCAGCATCTCGTCAACACGATGAAGGCACAGGCTGCCGCCATCGACGACGAGTGGTCGAACATGCAGTCGATGGAGACTGGTGTCACCGATATCACTTCAATGTTCGGTGGCGATAACTACGCTGTCTCTGGTGGCTCGGTAACTAACTGGCTGCGCACGCAGGTCAATGCACTCAAGACCTGGGCCGGCGATATCAAGAAGCTTGCAGGCATGAAGGGGATGAAGTCCTCCTACGGACGTCAGCTCCTGCAGAGCCTTGTCAATGCTGGGCCAACAGATGATCCTCTCGTCAAGGCCCTGTTGGGTGCTTCGACACTCAAGGAGGTCGAGAAGCTCCTCAAGCAGGCTGGCGCGATTGACACCAACCTGAACGACACCCTCGAAGAGGACATCTTCGGCAAGAAGGGTGGCGGAGGCGGACACCACGGTCATAGTGGTGGAGGAAGCGGACAGAAGCATCACAAGGGTAAGGGCGACAGTATCGCCAAGCAGAACAACTTCGCCGAGGGTTCTGTCCAGGTCAACCTAACCACCACCGAGAAGCCGACCGAGAAGCAAGCAGCTGACTTTGGTTGGGCGATTGCGAGGCACATCTAATGCCATCACCACTTGCGGTATGTCGATACGCCACAGGAGTTATCGGCACCGGTACAGCACTTGCCAGCGGCGGAGGTAGGGTCTACGCGAATAGCAGCATGAACTGCTTGATCGCGTACGTGCATGTGGAAGGAACTACTGCCGCAACGGGTGTCTCCTCTACTCAGGGCACATTCACTCAGCAGGCCGCGATCTCAGGCACAGGTGTGCGCACTGAGATCTGGACGCTTATGGGTGGGCCATGGACTACTATTGAGCCTGTCACCGTTACGTTCGGGAGTGCTATTCGTGCGCGGATCGAAGTAGTAGGCTATGCGAACGTCGCCTCACTCGGGTCGTCGATGACTGCTCAGGGCAACGGTACATCTCCCAATACAGGCATCATTGCTGGTAGTAGTACTGTACCACAGGCTGCTGTCGGCTGCATCGCCATTGGAGCTGGCTGGACTGGGTACAAGCTTGCCAACGAAGTGAGTCAGCCGCCGATCTGGGAGAACGGCGGTAACCAGTTTGGCACAGTCGATGGTGTCTACTTGCTGACCAGCGCAGGTGCCTTGGGCCGTCTGCTGGCTGCGCCTTCTGCTGGTAACACCAACTGGGGCCTGGGGATCGGAATCTCAGCAGCAGCCAACTATGCAGGCTGCATGCTAATGCTGAACGGTACTTCCGATGGTACAACAGACGACTTGTCGTACATGTATACGGCTACAGGTGTGGAACTCAACCCGCCGAACTCCGCTACTCCTTACTTCGATGTCAGTTCTGTCACTGGTCACGACCTTCCTGACATGAACGTCAACTCGGACAACATGGATGGCGGCCACGGAGGCTTTGTCGACGCTACCTATGTCGGCCCGCGCACGTGGATTATCAGTGGCACAGCCTACGGCGATCCGACAAATGGCATCGACAGCTTCCTCGAGACGCTTCGTACGAACTTCCTTCCGAGAGCTACCACTGCGCCGTTCTACTTCAAGCTACCGGGCTTGGCACAGCGTATCAGCCACTGCAAGCCGATTAGCTTCAAGTTCGACTACGATCAGGCTCGTCGCATCGGTAGCGCAGATGTCCAGATCCAGCTCGAGGCCTCGGATGCACGATGCTACAGCAGTAGCCGTTCGCTATTCGGTTATGGCGGCAACAACGTCTCTGTCAACGTCGGAAACATCTCGTCCTTCCCAAAGGTCAGATTCATGGTCGACCCTGGATCGACTACGACCGCCATTACACTGAGTGCCATCTCTGCCAGCTTCGGTACGATCTTCACGGTCGGCATCTCAACTGTTGGACTACCTGTAGGTGGATACGAGTACAACTTTGCTACGCAGCGCCTTACCAATATCGTCGATCCTCTGACGCAGCCTGGTGTAGCATCCACCGACTACTCCGGGAACATCCAAAGCATCGTGGTGCCTGCAGGCTACGACGGTGGCATTCCTCCAAACAACGCCATCATCACCGTCAGTGCAGTGCGTAACGGCGGAGAAGCAGCACCGTTCGAGTGGGTTACTACGGATGCGTGGCTGTAATGGCAGCGCCTATCGGCACTGGTCGATTCTCCGTCGAAGTCAGGTCTAACTCCGGCGTTCGTCTGACCTCGCTCCCTTACTACGATATGCAGGGGACATGGTTCTTGGGCGACCAAGGATGCAACCTGAGCTTCACCACCCACTTCCGTAATCTCGGTCTGACGTTCGCCAACTTCTATCCAGGCAAGCATGAGATCTGGCTCTGGGACAAGAAGGTGACCGGGTATCCAATCTTCGCGGGCCCGATCACTCAGATCACCGCTGGATCGGACGGTAGAGTAAGCGTACAAGCGTCAGACCCCCTGTGGTATCTTTCGAAGCGTACTCTGTCGACGACGGCGTCCTACTCAGGTAAGCCCGAGTCAGCAATCTCGTCACTCATGACGTATACACAGTCGCGCTGGACGCTCAACACTACGACGGTGGTGGAATCCTCCGGAACGCAGAACATTGCTGCTCAGTACGGTATCGGCGATATCCCTCAGCTGAGCGACCTCTTCCAGCAGCTGGAGCAGATGGGCGATGGCGTCGACTATCTGTTCAGGAACGACGGAACTAGCTTTGCACGTAAGTTCCACTTGTGGGGTGGCAAGAAGAAGACGACCAAGACGCTGGGATTGAACTATCCTGGAGGTGCGCTGCAAGCCTACTCCATGGAGCTCTTGGCTACCGGGATAGCCAACTACATCTTCGTCGTGGGTAGTGGCACAGGCCTAGCCAACTTCGGCACAGCCTCATCGATTACCAAGATTACCGAGTACAACAACATCTTCGAAGAGTCAGACGACGCTGGCCAGTACTTGACGACCTCCTTGAACTCGCAGGCCGCCACGCTCCTCAAGGGCAAGAAGTCAGCGATGCAGATTCCGACAATCGTCGTTCGGTCGCAGTATTTCAGTCCGTTTGTCGACTTCGACCTAGGCGATCAGTTCCGGGTCATGATCAACGATGACTACGTTCAGTACCAAGGTACTGTTCGTTGTATCGGATTCCAGATCACGTTCGGTACAAACGACGACCTCACGACGACGATCTATACCAACAACACGGAGGAGGTGACGTAATGCCTCTCGGTACGCCTCCTGACATGATTCGTCAGATCGGCCAACTGATTCGTGACGTGCGTTGGTTGCGCCAGAAGGCAATGGTGATGACACCAGGGCCTTGGGTTCCGCTCACGCTCAAGTCAGGGTTCACTGCAAGCGCTGGCTACTATACGCCATCGATTCGTATCGTTGGTGACAAGGCAGAGATGTGCGGTGGGCTCACTGGTACGATCGCAGCAGGTGGCACTATCGTGGCAACCGTGGTAGCGCCTTACATTCCTGCATCTCCTGTCATCGTGGCCTGCGGCATCTCTGGCGGCACCATCGATGCTGCCGAGGTCTACGTCGACGGCTCAGGCAATGTCTGGATTCTGCCGGGTATTGCACGATCTGCTGCCTGGCTCGATGGTGTTTCCTTTAGGCTCACGTAATGACCCTTGCACAAGCCGGTATCTGGCATTCGGTCACGACAAACGTCGGTCCGGTAATTGCCTTATTGGCCGCACTAGCCATTGCGTACGTCTTCCTACGAAGCAACATCGCCACCAAGACGATCGAGAACCTGCAGACGTATAGCCAGACGCTAGAGAAGGACCGTTCAGAGTGGGAACGGAAGTTTGCCGACATTCTCGACAAGTACAACACCCTAGAAGCCAAGTACGAGAGCTTGGTAGTCGAGAACCATAACCTTCGTTCTTACGTTGCAGGAACGGGCGCAATCGAGAAGTTGGCTACCGACATGCAGAAGCACCACGAAGAGGAGATGCGTCTGCTGACGCAGATCCTGGCAAACACCAGCAACCGCTCGACTGCCCGTTCACGTGCCACTGATTCGAAGAGGAGCGCCAAGTGACAAGTGAGGACCCGCTAGAGCGGGCCATTATTCGTGAGCGGCGATTCCGGATGATCGTCGAGGTCATAGTCGTAGTTGTCGTGACTGCTGGTTTCTTCGTCGTCCGTGGTGCCGAACAGAAGCTCAAGCACCAGAGCGACCAAATCCTGTCGCTGCAGACTAGCCTCAAAGGCTTGTCGACCACGTCGACACAAGGCTTCGCCGACTTCGAGAAGGCCATCCAACAAGGGCAGAAGCGTCGAGACCGAGTCAGCGCACGGCAATTCCGGCAGTTGTACAGGGCCATCGTACTAGGTGACAAGCCGAACTTTTCCGTTCCGGAAACAGCCCCAGTACAGCCTACAAGCGTACCACAGGGTGGTACCACGCACAAGCAGATTGTAGTCAAGAAGGGAGGTCCGCAACATCAGACGGTGGTACGGCATAAGAAAGTCGTCCACAAGCACAAGAAGGTAGTCAAGGAGAGATGCTCCACTACCGTATGCAAGATCCTGAACCCACTTGGCCTGTAGACAAGCTATAGGCCCTATGCCTTAGAGGGAGGCTGCAATGGGTGTTCGAAAGAGTAAGAAGCCGGTGAAGCGCCCGCTGTTCATTGGTGCGGCGAACTTCACGCCTGCAGACCGTACGCTTGCCGACATCTGGTACCTGGTGGTGCACGATGAGGAGGCGCCCGACAAGCCCGACATGGCAGAGGACATTGCCAACTTCTTCCACAACCAGGCCAAGAGCCCTGAAGGTACGAGTGCACATCGTGCGGTGGACGATAACAGCATTGTCCACTGCGTGAAGTGGACTGACGTCGCTTGGGCAGCGCCGGGTGCAAACACCAACGGCATGCACTGGGAGCAGTCAGGCTATGTCAGCGAGACGCGCGACAAGTGGAAGGACCCATACGGTCTGGCCATGATGGAGATCCTGGCGAAGGATATGGCAGCCTTTGCCAAGCGTGCAGGCATTCCGATCGTTCGTCTCACGCCTGGTCAGATCGCCGAGAACTACCACGCAGGTAAGCCCATCCACCGAGGGATCTGCGGACATGACGACATCACGGCGGCTCACATCTCGCCGTACGGTACTCACACCGACCCGGGCCCGAACTACCCCTGGCACCACCTGCTGGCTCGGATCGACTACTACAAGAAGGGCGGCAAATAGTGACAGCAGCTTTTATCAAGGACGCCATCGAGCGTATCGTCATGTCGTTTGTCGAAGGCGCGATTGGCTGCTTGCTGGCCGGTCAGGTCACTTCGTTCAACGCATCCACCGTTCACGTACTCGTCATCGCAGGGCTGGTGTCAGCAGTTGCTACGGCGAAGGTGCTCTTCGCTGGCATGCTGCCTGGTACTCAGACGCCGGCTTCGCTGGCACCAGCTTCGCATGGGAAAGGTAAGTAATGGCCGACAACTACTACAAGCTCCCGTACCACCCACTTCTCGGGCGGAACGTCAAGCACGATGAGAAGTCGCGAAACTTCCCCGCAGAGAAGCAGGCGATCAAGAACATCGTCCACGAGCGCAAGATCCCCATCCTCGATCAGGGGCAGATCGGCAAGTGCACTGCAGAGGCACTTGTCGGTCTGATGGGCTGTGAGCAGTTCTTCAACGACTACTCGTCTGACTACCAGACCGAGCTCATGACGCCTGGCAACGCCGAAGGTCAGGCTGACTGGGTCTCCTCGCAGTTGTACCACGCGGAAACTGTGCTGGAGGATCCCAACGACGCGTACCCACCGAACGATCCTGGCGGCTCTGGCCTGATGATCATGAAGGTCGGTCTCGACGACGGTCTGATCAAGGACTACCGGCACGCTTTTGGCTTGGAGCACACGCTTCGTGCTCTGGCGAAGCGTCCGGTGATCATCGGCATTCCCTGGTACAACTCCATGTTCAACCCTGCCACAGGTGGCATGGTCAAGGTCGACGAGGAGTCAGGGCTCGCAGGAGGTCACGAGGTTCTGCTCCGCGGCATCGACATGAAGGACTTCGACAAGCTGGAGAAGGCTTCGAACGTCGTCTATGGCGACAACAGCTGGGGCACTGCCTGGGGTGACCAAGGCAGCTTCGTCCTGCGAGTGAAAGACCTGGCACTCCTGCTTGCCAATGACGGCGACTGCACAACGGCAACGCCTCTGGGGTAGCTCAGCCCTGGCAGGCTTGCCCCATAGACGGAAAGACCCTCTGTATGTCGCTGTTCGGTGGCGGCGCCCTCTACAGAGGGTCTTTCCTTATGCTTTGAACCAGCCTGTCTCTTCGTGACCAATGTCGATCGTGCCAGCCAAATCGCCAACGAGGTCAGGTATCCAACATGTCTGCCAGAACCATACCGTTCCACATTCTGGGCAACGCCAGAGGTACATCTCTGGCGGCATAAACGGATTGACGTCGTACTCGAATTGGCACCTATGAAGAAGCTTGCGTAGCCAGTTCACTTCCACCCCTTACGAAGAAGCTCCAGCCTAATGCCTGCGATGTCGTCCTTGAGGGTCAGGCGGTAGAGAAGATGTCGCAAGGCATCCATCGCATGCTTCTGCCCAGGCTGCCACAGGCCGAGGTTCTTGATGTTGTCGTCCTTGACGAATGACTTTGCCTGCGAAGCCGTCTGAATCCACAGCGGGTACCCCAACACGTCATGCGCGAGCTTGACAATGCCCTCGTACTCGCGGCTGATGAGTTCCACGTACCGATCACCATACTCGGCATTTTGGTGTCTGTTGGGTCGCCATTCGAAGTGCTCGCAGGCTATTCCGTCTCGAGGCGCCAAGACAGTCAAATAGTTCCACAGGTCGCCATGATGTTCATCAGGGCCAATCTGACAGAAGGTCCAATGCGGTATCCACTCTTCGGCTGGCCTTATGTGCCTGTCTTCACCATAAGTGGGTTCCAGCCAGAGCTCCGCGCAGCCCGTCGTGCCTCCTGGGTCCAGACCTAGATACCTCACCCTGTGGTTCTCCCTTCCTAAGTCTACGTTGGCGAGATTGCGCTTGAGACATTTGCGGGTGTAGTTGTATTTGAGAAGCGATGGCATTCAGTCTAACGAGAGTCTAGATAGGTTAGACTTTGTATAGACCTTTGCTTACTCCTCGCGCTCGTTGGGAATCAGTGCCTCTGCAGCGATTGGCTGGGAAGGATCGACATGCGTGCCGAGTTCCTTGCGCAAGGAGTCTGCCTCTGCCTCTAGCTCTGCGATCCGTGCCTCTAGCGCTGCTAAGCGCCGCCTTCCAGAGCTCTTGCCCTGAACGACAACCTTTACGGCCTTCTCGTTGTCGTAGTCCTTTTTGCTGTAGCCGGAATTGAAATGTACTCGTTCCTCTTCCTTGAGCGGGCGCCCGAGTACCTTTTCTGCCGTCAGATGGTGTGTAAGACGCCACTTGCCATCCACGCGTGTGTAGTGGTACCCGTTAGGAGCTGTACGTGTAGCACCATCGTTAGCTCGCTGTCCTCTAGCCATTAGCCCTCCTTGAACAGATCGGTCAGGTCGCTCATCTTGACGTAGCTACCGAAGTACAGCAGCGTCCCTTGTTGTCCGTTTACCTTGGCAACTGTGTAGGCAGCGTCTCGGTCAGAGTAGTACACAGTCTTAGTTGTACCTGTGCCTGGCGATCTTGTAGGCAGGGTGAACCGTATCTTGTAGATGATCCGGTCGCTTGTTGGCTTGCCCACGTTTCTCACACCTCGCCCCAACTGTTACCGATCGTTACGTCGCACTTGAACTTGACGTAATCGCCTGCCAGCATGTTGTACGCCGTTTCGATCATGATGTCGGAGATGATCTGCCCAACTTCCTCCGCGTCATCGGGATGAGCCTCGACCAACATGGCGTCATGGATAAGGTTGCGAATGAATGCCTTGCCCTTGAGTTGCGGACGTGCGACCATGAACGCATTCAGGCACAAGTCGCTGGCTGTCGACTGCGGCATAAAGGCCAAGGCCTCTTTGAGCACGTCGTTCAGGTTCTCGTTCGTAATCAGGCCATACCGACGCTGACGTCCGAACGGCGTGATAAGGTTCTCGCCTTCTTGCACCTTCCGCTTGATTTCGTCTCGGAAAGCGACGATGTTCGGGATCACGTTGAAGAAGCGATCCATGCCGAGCTTAGCTTCCTGCACAGGAATGCCGAACTCGTGGGCGATGGAAAACTCCTCTCGTCCGTAGCTCAGTCCGTACACGTAGGCCTTGATTCGAACTCGAAGGTCTTTCAAGTGCTCCTTGTTCGCTTGAACCTGTTCCGGAGTCTTGTCTCCGTGTTGAATAGCCACCATGCCAGCGACGACCTCAGGTGTGAGATGCGGGTACAGAACTGGTCGCAGCTCGTCAAACAGGTCTCGGGATGGATCATTGAAGATAGCCTGGAAGTAGGGCTCCTGTGCGAGGAACGTAAGCACGCGCAGTTCTGCTTGCGAATAGTCCACGCCAACGAAGACGTTTCCGGCTTTGGCAGGAACAAACTGCTTACGGATCCGGCTCTCGCGGGGGATATTCTGAAGGTTTGGGTTACGACAAGCCAACCTTCCGGTTGTAGTTCCATGCAGAAGGAAGGTGGGGAAGACGCGTCCCCGATAAGTCCTCTTGCGAATGCCCTTGACGAAAGTCCCATACAGCTTACTGTGCCGTCGATGCTCCAGTAGTGTTCGAGTAAACGTCGCTTCTGGCGATTCCGGATCCAGTTTGGCAAGGATCTCATTCAGGCTCTCCTCATCGGTGGACTCTGCCATCTCGTTCTTCTGGTTGCGCTTCATCGGAACTGTGATGGCCTTGTCGTGGTAGTACTCCTTGACCTGCTTCGGCGATCGAGGATTGAACCCGTACCGAGCGTCATAGCCTTCGCCAGTGATAGCGACCATGGCTTTCTCGAGAGGCTCCAGCACTTCGAGGTACTCGTACGTCAGCTTGTTGTTGTAGGTCAGGTCGACTGCGAGTCCGTTGAGCTCGACGAACATGAGCTGGTTGCCTGCTCGGACAAGCATGTCGTGCAGGTCGCGTAGTGTCTTTCGAGGCAAGCCGAGATGTTCCCACGGCCACTCTGCCGGTGTCTCTGCAACAAGCCGACGTTCATACAAAGCACGAAGTCGGAGTGTGACACTACAGTCGTAGGCGAGGTACTCATAGAGCTTAGGACGCGGGATAAGCGCGTAACTTCCGCCCTTCGTGTAGCGCTTGATAGGCGTCTTCCAGTCAGGCGTACCGAGGAGTTCGATGCCTTGGGTGTCAAGAGAATGGATTCCTCTCCGCTCGTCGAGGCTGTAGCTGGCCAGCATCGTGTCGAAGTCATTCTTCAATGCGCCGATCAGTGCGTATAGGCCTGCACCATCGAACTTGCCGTTCTGCGTAGTGACGGAAACGAAGTCCGCATCCAGCAACTCCGCCAGCGCGTCCCAGATCGGGTTTGTCTCGGGGTCAGCGTTCTTTACTACCTCCTCGCCGAGGATTGCAACCTTGTAGTCGTCCCAGCAAAGTCCGATGCACAGCTGCTGGTACTCGTTGGGATGACCGAATGATTCCTCCTTGTCGATCCCGACCTCAATGTCGATGACTAGCGGAACCCGTTGATCGTCTCCTCGTCGATCCATGAGAACGGTCGTGAGGGCGGCAAGTCCGGCAAGTGCGGTGTCGAGGTCGTCCCAGACGACGTACTTGGGTGGTGTCCATTCTGGTTGGGGGTTGACGAGCTTCGCGGTATCCCGTTCGAGGAAAGGGAACATGTCGGGTTGTCGCAAACAAGCCGCTGGGTGGACGGTGGGAACGATTCGAATGCCCGGAAGCTTGTCCGATATACGCCCCGGTCCAACACGAAGCGACGTGATCCCCAGTTTAGTCTCCAGCAACGCCTGCGCGGCAGTGTTACCGAGAGCGAGGACCGAGCTCGCTTGGGAGGACCGCAGTTCGTCAATAAGACGATCGTTACACGCTGCAACTGCAGATGCAGGTGGATTGCCTCCGTCCGCGGGGCGACATAAGGCTGCGTTGGTGAGATGGATCTCGCCCCGTTGAATGCCGTAATGCTGGAGTACCGCATCAAGCAGCTTGCCAGACGGCCCAACGAATGGCCTTCCTCCTCGCGCCTCCATTGTCCCTGGCGCTTCACCGACAACTGCCAAACGGCTTCCGTTGTGTTCTGGTCCAACGAACTTCCCTCCTACTTGGAGCGGACACTCTTCACACTTGGCGAGTGGATGCTTGCGGTCAGCCATACAGCCACCCCTTTAGGGTGCGCATGTTGTACTCGAGTAGGCCGATCGGGAACTCGAAGCTCGGAAGCTCGAAGTAGCCTTCCGGACGAGCGATGATGCCTGCCGAGAGGTCGTCGATCTCCGTCTCGAGGTTCGCCGCGAAGTACGGAAGCGAAGTGTCCATGCCTCTTGCGAACGCACACTCCTCCTGCAGCACACGCGGTTCCAGAAGCCATTGCGCCGAGCTACCAAGGAAGTGAATGTCAAAGCGGCCAGTGAACTCCTTGTCGATCCACTTGGCGAACGTCACGCGCGCCATGTTGTCACCAAGAGTCTGCAGCATGTGCCTCGGCACTCCGACAGTGGATACGAACGGCAAAGAGGCGAACGCTTCTACGCACTCGACGAAATCGTTGAAGGTCGCCCCCTGTGGAACTCCCATCCACTTGAAGGCCTGCCTTTCCTCTTCGGTAGTATCCCCGATGAACGCTTCAAGCATGTCGAGGGTTGCATCCTTCTCACCGAGCATGTCTGGGATGACAATCTCGTTGACCTGGAACTCACGACCTACGGCAAGCAGAGCCTGTGGGTGCCAAGCGTTGCCTTCGGCTGCACCGTTGTCGAGGATGATGAAGTCACTCCTGCCAGGCTTCCTCATCTGGTACACTGTCTCGGTGTACGGCTCGTTACGGAAGCACTCCGGAAGTACAAGCTGATAGTCCGACAGCAGCATGTACTTGTTTAGGCAGAACGGCGGAATGGTTGCGAGCCTCATTCGTTCACCACCTCTACGTCAGGGTCAAGCTCGAACGTGAGAGTCAGCGTTGGACGGTCTGCCCCGTACTGGCTGATGGTTGCTGAGGTAGGCAAGTCGAACAGGTGCTGAGTATGCGGCTGGTCATGCAGAGAGGCCCATACACCTGCTTCCTTACCTAGCTTCACCTTCCTGATCTTGATCACTGTGTGTCCAATCCCGAGTACATGTCGTCCTGCTCCCGGTCGAGGCTGCCAAGTCCGACTGTACTGTCAAGCGCTGACAGCTTGACACTGCCATCTTCGGACCCAAGCTTCGTGGCTTCGCCTGCTAGTGCAAGTCGCATCATGCGCACCTTGATGAAGGTGTAGCGAGCATAGTTGGCAATGTCAGCGAGCTCCTCCTCCAACATCCCCAGCGTGTCGTTCTCGAGGAACTTGAACGGGCCATATTCCTCAGCTCCCGTCTGGTGTCGCTCCACCACCATCTCGTCGAACGACCGTGAGGCTTCCTCGATCATCTCCAGCAGCGGCTGCGCGTGCTTCGGGGCTCCAGCGTCGTTCGTTTTTGTCTCGTGTTGCATAGAAGATAGCCTCCAAGTCTACGTTCATGAGTTGGGCGATGTTTAGGAGGTAGACGAAGCAGTCGCCCACCTCCAGTGCGAGGTCGTGCACGAACTCTGCGCTGAACGGATCCATGTCTCCGCGATCAGCCTTCTTGGCCAGATTGGCAACTTCACCAACCTCACCGCAAAGCGCCAGGATCATGTGCTTGAGATCCTTAGCCTTGATGTTGCCAGGAAACCATCGTTCGCTGTCCTCTGCGCAGATCTTCTGCAGCTCGACGATACGTCCACTGCTTCTCTTGTCTACCATTATTATATGCCTCCCTTGTGGCCCTTTGCAAGCGTCGGATCAGGTGCCATGTGAATGAGTACTTGCATGTACCGCACTGGCGTTCCCTTTCCAGGCGGTGTTCCCTTCTCGGCAGTCTCCGTTATTGTCTCCGAGCAGGTGATGTCAGCTCCGTCATACTCGATGTCAGAGCCGTCGGCGAAGGTCAACGTGACTGCGACGATGTCCTGTCTTAGCGGCAAGCTTACTCCTTACTAGGTCGAACAGAAGTGTTAGGTGACACTTCCAGCACAGGCTGATTGGGAAGATGTGTCCTTGCCAGTTGAACCAAGTACGTCGTAGAGGCACCTGTCTCTGGCAAGGTCCGGCGCAGTCGTAGTAATGCGGCTCAGGCCCGCCCATGGTCGATCAGGTTCAGGAACTCCATACGTGCCAGACGTTCGTGATCGGCGAACACACCGAGCATCGCCGATGTCGTTGTCTGTACCCCTGGTGCCTTTACACCTCGCATAGCCATGCAGAGGTGCTCTCCCTTCATAACTACCGCTACGCCCTTCGGATCCAACTTGTTCTCCAGGAAGTCGGCAATCGCAACTGTCAGTTCCTCCTGAACCCAGAGTCCCTTCGAGAGCTGCTGCACGGCTCGAGGGATCTTCGACAATCCGACGAGCTTTCCATCTGGGACATAGCCAACATAGGCTTGTCCGAAGAACGGAACGACATGGTGAGCGCAGAGGCTGTAGAACGAGATCGGCCCCAATGTCACCATGTTGTCGCCGGTGGAGCTGAACGTAGTGAAGTCGAACTCCTCTGGCGTCGTCATCTCCAGGAGCATCTTGGCGAACCTGCTGGGGGTACTCTCGAAGTGTTCGGAGTCCTGCACCTCTTGAGGTACCAGTAGAGTCAGTAACGGTTCGGCTAGCTCCGTTGCATAGCCGACCATCTGACTCTTCGACATGATGACCACTATTCCTCCTCGTCGAGTAGAGCAAGTGTGATGACCGAATAGCAGGCTCGATCGAGATAGGTGTCTCGTAGCGATTCGTTGGCAGGGTCGCCCTTCTGTCGAAGTTGCTTGAGTCGAGCCTGCTTAGTAGCAATCAGCAAGTCTGCGCTGTCGACAGCTCGGAGCCCAAGATGGTCTGCCGATTCTCGGAAGTTGCTGAACCGGTCGTTATCGGCTGCGTAGTCATGTGACTTCTTCCTACTCAGCTCGACCATCTCGATCAGGACACGTTCGAATGGATCTTCAGGGTCAAGAGTCCAATTCGTCCTGTTTGTGCTTGCCATTCAGATGCCTCTCTGGTCGCGTGGCCAAATGTGGTTGTGTACCTGGACGTTGAGTTTCCAAGGTACCTGGTGGTCGAGCATAAGTTCGACCAGTGTCTTCTCCTCCATCTTCCCCCAGACTACACCGACGTAGACTTCAGGGCCTTCCCATCCACCTTGACCCTGCCAGTACTCGGCATAGATGTCAATGGCGTCCTGGAAGTCTTGCTCGCTGGCGACGGTGAACTTGACAGCATCGCCGGGTATGTAGCCGCTATCCTTACGGGTGATCAGGCGGTGGAAGTTGTCGATGCGGTTCTGGTTGTTACGACCGAAGGCGTTGGTACCTTCGCCTGAACCATCTAGCTTCCAGTCCATCACGATGTTCACACGGTCGATGATCTGGTCCGTGTACGGTATTGTACCGTTACTGAACATCTCCAACGTATGTCTGGCATTTGTCGGCGGCCTACTTCGGCGCACCAAGAACCAGGTCAATGACTCGAGCAAGTCAGTAGCCTGGAGCATAGGCTCGCCGCCAGTGAAGCAGATGTTGTCTGGCCACGTTGGAATCATGTCGAGTAGCTCGTGCACCGTTAGGTGCTGCCACTCCCCGCGATAGAGTCCAGGGTCGATTGCATGCTGCGTATCGCAAGGCCAAGCAGGGCACCGAAGATTGCACCCGGCAAAGCGTACGAAAGTAGTAGGCGTACCTGCTCTCGGCCCTTCGCCTTGTACAGACTGGTAGACCTCGCTGACACGGAACTTTGCCTCCTTAGTGGTCATGGGTACTCGATTCCGTTCACTGACGTCTCCCAGACCTCGACCTTGGTGACTGGGTACCTCTCGCTCATGTCCTGGTAGATCCACTTGGCGAGGTTCTCGGTAGTTGGGTCTCCTGGCAGAGCTTGCAGCCCAGGCAGAGATTCGATATTCGCTTCCCTGTAGCCAGGAATCGAATCGACCTTCTGGTACTGCAGAATCGGCCCAGCAAATGGATCGGAAGCGTTGAGCAAGAGACGATGGTCGTATGTCTCGTCAAGAAGCTGTCGGAAGTACTTCTTGATGCTGCCGAAGTCCAATGTGCCGTCTGACTCAATTGTGATAGGCGAGTCGTCGAAGGCAGTTCCTACTTGCATAGTCCTGGGTGGCCCAGCTAGGATGCCTTTATCATTTACCTTCCCTTCGATGAACAGAGTCACCCACATGCTGTGACCATGAATCTGTTCGCACTTCTCGCCAGGCAGCGCTTCATAGAGCCTATGCGCTACCTCGATGTTGTGCCTGACCTTGAGCAGTGCCACTAGTGCCTCCCGTAAGGACCTTGATACTGTGTTGGCCTGACAGCACGCTTACCCTGTGTCAGTCGCTTCTTCTTGAGGTCCGGCATAGGCTCGAAGAAGCTCTTCGCGAACGGCGAACTCCTGTCGTACTCCGGAGGTGTGTAGCCGTTGTGGGCTTGGATCTGCTGGAGAGTGGCTGCCTTGTTCAGGCAGCCCTCTGCTCCCACCCGCATCACAGGTAACCCTGCGAGCCAGGCTCGACTGGCTGCACAGGAGCATCGGCGTAGATGGTCGGATCATCCACACCAGCATCACTGAACGCTTCCTTGCGCTCAGTGCACGTGCCGCACGTACCGCAGTGCGTTGTGTCGCCCTTGTAGCACGACCAGGTGAATCGCAGGTCGACATGGCGCTCGCCCTTCAGGCTGTAGGCGGTGTTGGGGGTGTCGTAGGCCCAGCGAACGATGTCGGTCTTGGAAACGTACATCCAGGGAGTGAAGAACTTGATTGGCTCTGCGTGCCCGAAGCCTTCGTTGCCACGCTGAACTGCTTCCTCCAGGTCATGGAAGAAGCTCGGCCTGCAGTCGGGGTAGATGAAGTGGTCGCCGCCGTGCACACCTAGACCGATGATGTTGGCCTTCACCGACACGGCCAACCCTGCAGCGATCGATGCCATGATCATGTTGCGATTCGGCACGACGGTCGCCTTCATCGACTCCTCAGCGTAGTGACCATCTGGGACAGCGACGCCTTCGTTGATCAGACTGGACTCCGATCCGAGTGCGGCGAACATCTGCCCGATGTGTGCGAGTCCGACGACAACATGGTTCAGCCCGAGCACTCTGGCATGCATGTTGGCGAATGGAATCTCGCTCTGCCCGTGTCGCTGCCCGTAATCGAAGCTGACCACGAGGATATCCTTCGTCTCCTCCTGGTACAGCTTGTACAGCATCGCGACAGAGTCCATGCCGCCACTGACAACAGCAACGGCCTTAGCAGTGTTGCCATCGGTAGTTTCCGCAGAGGAAACCGCCTCCTGCAGTCCCGAGAACTCCACAGGGGCGCTTCTGTCACTGCCCCCTTCCAGGGCATCGATTGCACGATCCTCGGTGAGGACTGATTCGTTGCTCATGCATCTTCCTTCCTTGTTGCGTAGAGGGTTTCGGTCTTACCAACGCGGACTCGACGGATGAGTCCTCGCTGTTCTAGTGTCTGGAAGATCTGATCGGCATCTCTGGCGGTCAGGTGGTAGTTTTGCATTAGTACGCTCCGCGTAACGCCTTCGCGACGCTGGACGGCTCGGAAGATATTGGCCAGCTGCTTCTCTGCAGTCCCGAGTCCGACCTTGCTGATGACCTCCTTTACATGATGGCGCCAGCCTTCCATGAAGTACGTTGCGTGGACGATATCACCATCCTCGACAACAATGCCTGCACGACTCTTCTGCCTTGCTGCGGCCATCAATACTGCCGACTTCAACATTGACTTGCACAGACGGTCGTATGTGGGTGTCATCAAGTCTGGACGTTCAGACCGCATACCGACATCCATCATTGCGGACTCGATCTTGTTGTACCGAACCCAAGCATCGTCGGTGAGCGTCGCGTCGCACTTAGTCTGCGGCATGAATGTTGGAGTGCCAGCCAGCGTGATCGACTTGGGTGCCTCGTTGTAGATGGAGTACAGGTCTAGGAGTTCATCCTTGATGGCTTGTCTGTTACCGACGTCACGCTCGGAAGGCGGACCGATAGGCTTGAGCCTGGTAACGTCGCTTTCGGCCGTGATGAAGATGAAGCGAGGCATGAAGCCAGATGCAACTTGTTCGAACGTCAACAGGGAGGTTATCTTGTCTTTGATACCACCTGCAAAGAGGATCAGAACAGGTTCGCGCACCTCGATCGACTCTTTCCGAAGGATGCGCTTCTGAAACTTCCCATCGTATAGCTTGGTAAAGGCTTCTGGCATTCCCGCCATGTAGTCTTTCTTGGTCATCTGCTCCAGGAGGCCAGAGAACTCGTCGCGAAGGAAGATCGAAGGCCTTCCCGGCCGCATAGACAAGGATGTCATCAAGCCTTCGATTGACCCATCGGTAGCAAGGACAGCATCCTGATCGATCTCCATGACAAGATCCATCGCAATGTCCATGGCAGTAGACTTTCTCGTCAGGGTCGTATCTGCCAGGATCATGAACCAGAGATTCGGGATGATCGTTCCGAAACTGGTTGGCAAGCGCACTGAGCCACTGAGGACTGACGACAATGCAATTAGAGCGCCTGCCTGGTGGTACTGAGGGGCGGCGTCGCCAAGGCCTTTTGCCCATTCGATATACCTTTCCACGAAGCCCGGGTTAGCCTCTACCCAAGCACGTTCATCTTCGGTCAGCAGCTCTTTCTCTTCGAAGTTACGTGGGTATAGGATGTTGAGGTTGCTTAGGTGCTTCTGTTCAGCCTTACAGACGTCCCGCCATAGGTAGGAGTCGGGCTTATCGTCCCGCGCGTACTTGTTGCACTTCGCAGCCTTTGCCACTACGAACACTTGGTTACGGTCTAGGCCAGTCTCGAACAGAAGCATTTCGAGCTGCCACAGGATCTTGCTCCAGTCGCCATCTGGCTCTTCGCCATACAGCCGCCAAACTGCGGGGTTGATGCGAAGCCGCTGCGACTGTAGGATCTCGTCCGCGTCTTGCGGTGGAAGATCCTCTTCCTCAGGCATAGGAATCTCAGTGTACTCGAAGCCCTTGGGTATTGGGTAGGCGGCGAAATCCTCGAGCCGGTAGATGCGGCGAGAAGCATCGATGACCTTGACAACTGGCGTTTCCATCGTAGGCGAGGATCGCTTCAAGTTGTACGTCATCGGCATGCGCAAAAGTTGTGTCAGGTCCCAACCTGAGCGGTCAGCACCCTGTGGACTGTGTGCATACGCAATGCGGCGGCTTACCTCTTCGGCAACCTCAGGGTTCTGGGGGTCTTGGAAGACCCAGAAGGCCTGGTAATGCCCGGGAGAGGATTCGAGCGTAACTGTCGGCTTGACCAGAAGATGTCTGGGATCGCAGCTGTCAAGGTCTGACCAGGCGCACTGTACTTCGCTGATGCCTTCCTTGATTCTCTTCTTGTAGTCGAACAGCTGTGGACAGAAGTAGACGTCATGGCTAGGGTAGACGCGGTTGACGTGCTCTAGCAGCAGTGCCATATCGTCTGGGTACCGGAAGAACGTCTCTGTGAACTTCTTACCGTCTTTGTAGCCTTCTTTCCGTTCGATCGTTGCTACACAGGCAAACCCCTTTGTCTGGCCGAAGACAAGCTTGAGGACCGTTTCACGGACTGTATTGTTCTCCGCGGAAACGTCGATGATCACAGGTTGGTTCCTCCGAGATGTAGGCGGGTGGAAGGCGCCAGTCCTTCCTCAGCTCGCACCAGGCCTCCCGACCTGTAGTGCCCACCGCAACTGGCGCCTTCCACGTTACTGACTACGGCAGCAGCGGGTTTCCGCCTCCACCGCTCGAGCCTGCCGTGGCAGTTGCCTGGGCAGAGCCAACGGGCGCAAAGCCCTTGACCTCGTTGTTGCCCTCCTGCTTCACACCGTCCTTCACGTACGGCTTGCCCTTGCGGACCTTGACGACGAACTCAGCGTTCGCGTCTTCGAGCACCTGACCAACGAGGGCTGCGATCTCTTCGTAGTTCTCGTCAGCACCCGTGGTCTCGAGAGCCTCGATGGCCGCCTCCGTGCCGGTTGCGACTGCGATCCCCTTGAGGGAGAACAGAGCCTGCGGCATGAAGTTGACGTTGGTCCAGCACTTGCGATCCTCGTACTGGCCCTCGATCACCGTCATCTCGACGTTCAGGTACCACTTGCCTGGGTTCTTCTCGGAGTGCGACTCGCGAGGCTCCCAGTCAGTGATGCGGACTGTGTAGTTGCCGACCGGCAGCGGATCGAAATCCCGTACCTCGACGTCGGACAGGTTGAGCTTCATACCCATGACTTACTCCTTAGTGGTGTCGGTGGACACCTTCTCGCCGGTTGTGTCTCCGGCAGCTGCACTGATGAGTGTGTTGTAGATGGTCTTCATTTCCGGATCGACGAGGATCTGCGGCAGAGCACCTGAACGGTCCTTTGCCACAATGTCCTCTGTCTTGTTGCACAGGGCGACTCGGTGCTGGGCATCGTCGATGTCCTTGATGTAGAGGTAGAACACCTCGTCCATCATCGCCGAGACTTCCGGTGCCACCTTGCCCTGCAGACCAGGCAAGTAGCTGATCGTGCCTCGCTTCTTGTCCTCGTCCTTACGCAGGAGCGCAGTGAAAATGGTGTTGACAGGCAGGTCTCGGAACATACGCACGAACTTCCGCATGTGCTCCTGGTTCTTCATGTACTCCCGAAGGCTCGGCACCTCGATGTCCCTTTCGGGCTCCTTGGCAACGACTGCCTCCATGATGGCGTACATGCTGAACTTCTGGATCTCCGACAAGCTGTCAACGATCACGGTCTGAAAGTCGTGGTCGCCGGCATCCAGCTGAGTCCAGACATCCTGCATCTCTGTCCACGTCTTGATCCGAACGCGTTCAATGTTCGGCGCGACGTGACGAAGAGTGAACGATCCACCCTCGATGTCGATCAGGAGACACTTGCGCATCTCCGGCACCAAGTCAGAGGTACCGGCAAGCGTTGTCTTGCCTGCACCTGACTCGCCATAGATCAGCATGTTGATGGATGGACTGTGCTCTTCGATCTTCTCCAGCCTGAGTCCTGCCAGGCTTCGCGGAGTCAGCACCTGCTCCTGTTTTGGTGGCGGTGCGACCGCTTCTGCTACCATTACTCCCCTTCCTCTTCCCCACTGGCGGAGTTGCCAATGGAAGCCATATAGTAGGCAATCAGCTTGAGTGCCTGATTCTCTGTGAAGCCTACCTGTAAGTAGGCATCAAACGTGTCCTTGAGCATTGCGGCCATAGCAAAGACGGGCGTGATTACCTCTCGTACTGCGGCTTCGGCCTGCCGGCGTTGCAGCAGAGCTGCATTGGCCTGGTCTTGTAAATGACAACCTTCGCCTATCTCGCAGCCGTGATGACAAACCGATACCGCGTCAGCGGGGCAGCCTTCCATCAGTCCATCCCCGCGCCCTTGTCGGTGCTGGGCTCTTCTCGAATCCAGTAGTGGTCACGTCTTGTGAACAGGCTAGTTAGCGTGTAGACGTAGTCCTCGCCAGCTGTCTGACCGATACAAGGCTGACGGTACGCACACCCGCCACAACTGAATCGGCCGGGCTGCGGATAGATGCGGAGGTCAGGAGCAGTCATGTCGAGGCACTCGAGTGCGATGTAGTAGCCGGCATTTGCCAACTCGGTAGCACTTCGGTGAACCTGGAACCGGTTGTGGAAGGCTGCACCTTCTTCCTCTACAGCCTTGAGGAAGGCGAGCATGTCGTTGTACAGGCCCTTGTCGTAGGCGGCTTTGTCACCTTCTTCGACGGTTGTCTTGTAGATGTCGTACGTAGTCGACATCTGCTTGTTCTGGCTGTACATGCATCCCTTGTACGGCTTCTGATTCCGCTTAGGCGGTTCAGGAAAGGCCTTCTTCTCCTCGTGGTAGATGAACCCGCGGATGTCGATTCCAAGGCACCACAGGGCCCAGCAGTACGCTGTGATGGCGTTGTCGGTGAGGAGGAACTCTTCACCCTTCTCGCCGCTCAGTCTTGCTGCGGTTTTCCAGTCGAGGATCCATTGTCCTCCGTCGTGAATGTTCTCGAGGAGGAGGTCGAGTCTTCCTGCGAAGACGACTGGAGCATCTGGAACATGTCGTTCAGCGCAGACAGGACTGCTACAACGCAGCTGCCAACGATCCAGAAAGTCCTGGTCTTGGAGGCCAGCGACGATCTCTGCATGTGTGAACCTTTCGTATGCCTCGGGCTGGAGTACTGGAACTTGGAACTGAATCTCGGTGTGCAGTGGCTTGATGTGTACGTCCTCAACGGGTGCGACCTTCTCGAAGTAGTACCGTAGCATACCGATACCGAGTTCGAGGCGCTCGTTGTAGTCGTCCTGTGCTTCTGGGTCCATCGCTTCCATGCCTGTTGATCGAAGATGCGCCATGTACTTCTGTCGCTGCTCTTCGCAGACCTTCGTGAAAGCGCCAACCGAGGCAAGGGCATTGAGATCATGATCCCAGTCCCACGTCTCTGGGTCGTAGTAGACCTCCATGGCTTTATGGTACGCCGTCCCGAACTCAAGCGGCTTGGCCGTAACTGGTGGAGTCCAACGCTGCTGGAAGGCCCAGTTCCAGCGCCTGCGACAACCTCGAAAGGACATCCGTTCGGAGTTGTGTACTTCATGGAACTCAGCAAGTGGAAGTTTGGATCCCACTGCCTCTGCTAGACCGTCAATGACTGGCAATGCACACCCCTGTGGTTTGTGTTCTAGTCCTATTATAGCGCAGTATCACACCACCCTCAATAGGCCTCAAGCGACCTTTACGGAAAGATTACGCAGTGTAGTGCTTTACTACACTGCTAACCATTTGGGTACCAAGACCCTTTCAGAGGCGTACGCCAGCTCCAACTCAGCCACATGACGTCGAGTCCCGTCTCCTTGGCTACCTCTTCCTTGTTCTCCAGCAGGTTACGAGGCGACTGCCAGCCCTTGTAGACAGGCTTGCCACAAGTACGATGCACCCACCAGCCAAGCTTCGCGCCTCTGGCAATGCCTTTGCCGTCAGCTGGTTGCCCAGAGGCGATCTTGCCTGCGTCGAGTCCAGCCTTGTCGCATTCGCAGTACTGTGTTGGCACAGCGAACAAGGCAACCGGAACCATCTTACCTTCAATCGTCTCGTTCATGTCGCTAACGACACAAGAGAAGCGACCTTCGGTCTCGATGGTTTCCTGTACAAAGGCTTCTGCGGCTTCGTTGTCCTCGACGTAGAGGCATATCAGCCTAGCCATTATGGCGTCAAGAGGATGCAGAGTTGGTGCTCCTCTACATCCGGTGCCCAGGTATGTGACATAGTTGGCACTCGCACTGGGAAGTCCTCGCCGTGCTTCTCGATGACCTGCTCCAGGATCTTCTTGAGCTCGCCAACCGTGTTCGCGTGTCCGATCGTCTTAGCCACTGACTGGTGCCTCCATCTTGTGCGAGGTGTACACATGCCAGACCAGTGCACCGTTCAGACAGATGGCAGTACCGACATGAGACCACCCGTTGATTGGCTTGCCACCGGTAGCCACGATCGCCAGAACTTGCGATCGGCTCTCCGGGAAGTAGTCCGACGTCTCGACCCATACGGTCGGCAGTGCAGAGCTACCTGGTCCGTTGCGCTGCTCCCCCACATGGATCACCTTGCCCGCAGGCACTCGCATCCCATCGACAGACTCTTCCGTGAACTGGTACTTGAGGATGCGACGCATTAGCTCCTCCGCTTCTCTGAGTTGGATGGCGCTTCACGTACAAGGTAGCAGCCGCCATTGCAACGCTGACCCTCTCCGTGAAGGTGAATGGTGGTCTTGTCGTTTGGGTCCTTCCGAAGACGCTCGAGGCCTTCGTTGCGGAGTTTGCCCTCGTTGATCTTCTTCGAGTCGAACACGTAACAGTTACGCATTGCCGAGCTCCTCGACCAACTCGAAGTCCGTAACCATCCAGACCTCGTCGACACCGGAGGAAATGAACTCCAACAGCTCTTCCCACCTCTGCGGGTTGCGCTGCTTCGGACCAGTGCCATACCAGGCGCCAGAGCACTTGAGGAACACGTAGCTGTAGGCGAAGCTGGTCGGGCCGCCGAAGCGCTTGTCGAATCGAAGGATCGCTCCATCTTCGAAGTCGTCCGTCGGCAACTGCTCCAGCCTGAACAGCTCTGCAGCTGCACGCTCCAGCTGCACCTCCAGGATCCTCTTGCGGGTCTCGAGACTCATTCCTGTACCTCCTCTGTTTGACTTACCTTGCCGTCTAGCAAGGCCTTGATCCATGACCATTTCTGGACGAGCTTCTGGTGTCGACCGAGATCGACGGTATTACGTGCCATGACGTCGATGATCTGTACTGCTGCCTTCTGACCATCTCGGTCAAGCCTGTCCTCACACTGCTTGTTCTTGACAGACGACCAATCCCGATCGGCAAAGATCATGGTACTGCAATTGTGCTGCAGCCCGTCAATGCCCTCGTTCATGGCGGCGATCACTCCAATAAATGCCTGGTTGTCATCGTGTTCGAAGCGAGCCACTTGGCCGTGGCGAACGCTGTCAGGCGTATCTCCAGACAAGACTGTGGCATTGATCTTCTTGTCCGCAAGATGAGATGCAAGCAGGTAGGCAAACTTCTTGGACGACGTCGCCACAACAAACTTGGAATGCGGATTGTCACTGAGCTTCTCGACAATTGCATCGGCTTTGGACGAAGGCAACTCGAGGCGTACGACGCTATCAGTGGGGTCGATGTACGGAGTAGCCAAGGCCATCTGCGAGAGTCTGACCATCTGTGCCACGGCCACTTGAGCCACCAACGGACTGTCTTCGTGCTCACCAACCCAAGCGACCATGTGCTTTCGCATCTCTTCGTACACGCGGCGCTGTGTCGGGGACAAGTCCACCCATATGGTGTCATAGTGCTTCTCCTTCAACCATGGCATAGCACCGTTCGGATGAGCCGCGCAGCACTGTTCCTTCTTGAGGTGGCGTACCCAGAAGGGTTCGAGCTCAGCATGGAGCTTCTCGACATTCTTCGGGCCCTTTACCTTGCGGAAGCCTTGGGGGTAGATGATCTCGTCCTCTACGTACTGTTTGTAGAAGGCCCAGAACGAGGTGTACTTGCGCGGGAAGAGCCAATTGAGGGGCGACCAGAGACCGTGAGGAGCATCTCCGCTCAGCGTCCCGCTCATGGCAAGCTTGTGGTAGGCCGGAATCTTCTTGAGTTCCCGAGTCCAAATGTTCTTCCGATTCGCCATTCGGTGGGCTTCATCAGCCACGATGGTGCCGAACTGGATCTTCTGCAACCCCTTCATGAACCGGATTGCATCCCAGTGCATAAGGAAGACGTCTCCTCGCCGCTTCTCGATGGCCTCTAGGAAGGCATCTCGGTTCTTACGGTTGATACGGATGATATCGGTATCAGGACTGAGTCGCTCGTACTTATCCATCCAGCCATCATGCGTATTCAGGGGCGCGACAACAAGATCCGGCCAGCGGGCTTGGCGTTGGGTATACCACTGCTCCATAAGGATGATGGCCTCAAGCGTCTTGCCTGTACCCATCTCGGAGCCGATGGCAGCTCCTGTCTGGTTCAGCAGCTTCTCGACGTCATCGACCTGCCAGTCGTACAGCTTGAGGTCAGGCATCGGCGTCTTTCACCTCTCCAAGGTCCTTTGTTCCGACAACGTGTCCATACTTCGGGCAGAGCCACAAGATCCGGAAACCTCCGTCGGAGCGCTTCTCGAACTTGACACCGATGTTGGAGTAGCCATGACGCATCTTGCACGGCCTACACCACTCACCATCTTCCGGGAAGGCTGACATGCTCGGTGGTGTCCAGTCTGCGCCTTGGAACTTCTTCCTACGCCGTCTGAACTTCGACGCTTCCCGGTAGCCAACATCGCCTGCTCCGTCACTTCCCATCTCGGCCAGCTCGAATTAGTGTACGGATCGCAGGGCCTACGACTAGCGTCAGCCAACCGACTATGCACATCGCAAGGCATAGGTTCTGACACCACCTAGGCAGGAAGTGATCGACTAGGAGAACAACGCCTACACCTATCGCCACACCTAGAAGGTACAGCAACCACCATCGCCTACCCATTCTGCACTGTACCCTTCTGCTTCTTGGCCTTCTCGGCGAGGTACTTATCAGCCGACTCGATGTCGATGACAACGCGACCGCAGATGCACTCTTCCGACTTGATGTGCCCTGCTCGGATGTAGTAGTACACGAGCTGTGGCTGGAGCTTTCGAGCCCGCGCATACTCGATCGGACTCATCTTGAGCAGACCGGCTTTCGTCAGCTCTTCCTTGTCCCTTGCCTCATCGGCAGCGATCTGCGACTCGAGATCCTCTGCGCTCATCGAACGACCAGCCACTCGACGTTGAAGAACGTCCAGTACTTGAACTCGCGTTCGCCGAGCTTCGAACGCCACTCTGCACCGAGCGTATCGAGCCTGTCTCTCTCCCAGATCCACTTCGAACGCTTGAGAGCGCCGAGATAGTTGAGAACCTGTGCAGACGCTCGCGACTCGTAGTCCGTGCCTTTATGAATCGCCAACCAGAAGTGCAGAAGCTCCAGCTTCTCTCCCGTTTGCGTTCCCTTGAGCCTCTGCCCCCTGAACCTCTGCCAGTGCAGATCGTCGACGATGCCACACATGTCCGAGTTCTTCGAAGGTACCCTAAACCAGCCTTGAGCGATGCCGCCGACTACGTCGAACGTGTACTGAGCACCGAGAACGTCTGCATACGCATACATGTCCTCCGCGCAACTAAACTTCCGTTCCGCCATCTGAGTCTCCTAACTCCTTGGCGATATGCTGATGACTCAATTATATAGCGTCCAGCTTGCCTCTTTCAAGCACCCAGCTCGCTGGAGCACCATGGATGTTTATATGAAGTCTAACCCAGAGAGATTCAAGGTAGACAGCCTCACCGCCTTCTCAAACCCTAGGACTACCGCGAGAGTTCAATGTGGAGTCTCTCTTAGCCGAGATCTGACTGAAAACGATCCACAGGGCGCTTATCTTCGGTTCCGCTGTCCTCGCTGAGATAGAAGCGTCGATCCTCGCCAAGGTAGTATGTCTCCCAGAATGGACAAGAGTTGCAACTCTTGGACTTGAGGTTCAATGCTTCCTCTGCGCTGTCGAGTGTGACCTTCAGAGCATCGACCTCGCGTGTCAGGTCGTCATACCTAATTGTACCTTGCCTGCAGGTTGCGTAGTTAGGTACGACGTGACGATCTGAGAAGTCCAACTTCATTAGCGGTCCTTGCTGCGGAGGCTGACACGCTTGAACCCGTTCTGGATGTAATGCATAATGCCGATCTGGCCGAGTTCCTTCTGGAGGTTCTGCCATTCACGGCGGCGCGCCTTCTGTTCACGCTTGAGGTCGCCAGGTGCATAGTACCTGAGCTTGCGACCCTTGTTGCGGTACATACGCTCCATCTCCCACGCTTCCTTACCGTGGATGGTCGCGCGCCTACGTGTGCGAGCACGTCGGCTGTGCACACGTTGCTGCTTGACTCTTCCCATACTACCTCCTAAACTGGTGGGTAAACTTGCTTAGCGCCTACGACTGGGGGGGGGCGTCTGCAGGCTTAGTGCCAAACTTCTCTACCTTGGCCAGCAGCCTCGAGTAGGTGTTCGGCGTTCTTCTTGCTCAGTTCAAATGGTACCTCAACGTGGTCGTCGCCGTACTCGCAGATGGCCTCACGAACCTTGTCCCGCTCTGGATTGGTGCTGATGAAGAGGCGGAGCTCGTTGACACATTTCCCGCACAGGTCGAGTGGCTGCGACTGGTTGCCAGACCCAGGGTTCGTCGAGTTCAGAAGGAACTTACCTGGACGTACTGGATAGCAGGCCTGATAGAGGTTGCTGTACCCTTCGCCTTCTGGGTGCGGAGGAATGACCTTCTTGCATCTGTCGCACGTGATCTGCGTTGCCACTATTGTTACCTCCCGTGAGGATTGCGGACTTCGGCGCCAGGCTTGGTCTCGGCGTCGATCTGGCGTTGGATGGCGTTGAGGACGCGTTCCTCTTCGGAGTCTGGACCGCGAAGCTTGGGATAGTTCTTCGTGTCAGGACGCTTGGAGTGGTCGATCGGCGGCGGAATCGATCCGTCAGCGTTGACCTGCACGATCCAACTGGTGTCCTGCCAACGGCAGCCTTCGGTGCGACAGTAGATCATGTGGATGACCACGCCGCGCTTCTCCGTGGATGGGTTCTTACTAACTACCTCACCGGGCATGCTGCATCGCGGACACCGCGACGCTTCCTCGTAGCTAGTGCCGCCACCTGGGTTCGCTTCACCTACCACCGACTACCACCACTTCCTGGTTCTCGATCATCGCCCTGTGGGCCATGAAGTCCTCTTCCGTTGCATACCGGAGGTATACAATGGTCTTACCGTCTGGGAACGCACTGACCTCACACTCAGGGGCGTGGGTGTCAAACTCTCGTTGCCCGTAGTGCTCTTCCATGCAGTCGCATCGGATCTCGGAAGGCTTCCGCACCACCCAGCTGATGACCGCGAAGATGTGGTTGGCACGACCAGGGCCCATAAGCATGCCCTCGTACAGGCCAGAGCTCACGTCGCCCTTGTAGTTCAGAAGGGCTTCGAACTGAAAGGGCATTACTCGCCTCCAAGGTGGGTCTGAACGAAGCGTGCGAACTCCTCCAGAGCCTGCGTCCGTTTGCTGAGGTCTCGTAGCTGTTGTGCCAGCTGCGCGATCTCATTGTCCTTCTGGTCAGTTGGCTTCGGTGCATCGTCACACTCCTGCCAGAGCTTCTCGGTCGGAGCCGTAAGCAACTGCCATTGGGATGGGCTCGCACCCCCACCTCGGCGGAGCTGCTTGATGCAGCCCATTGCCTTGAGCTTACGAGTCACGTGCGTGTAGTAAGGCACGGGCAGGTAGAGCTCCTTGGTGATCAGCTCTGTCAACGCACCCTCGTACACGATCATGCTGCCTTCGGCGCCTGCTGAGACCTTTCGTGCCTTCTGGAACATAGCAGCGTAGACGGTACAACTGTGCTGGTAGAGAGCAGGATCTGCCCCCTGTGGACCTCCTTGGCTAGCCATGTGCGACGACTTTCTGCCGTAACGAATCAACGGCAGCCTTATCGATCCGAAGTCCGTTGGTGACTTCCAGTAGCTCTTCCGGCGAGCTGATCGATCTGTCACCGATCGTCATCTGCTCTGCGTCAGCAAAACCTTCTGCCCAGAAGTCACACATGTCGCCCAAGACCGCTTCTTCCTCATCGGTCAACTCGATAGTTCGAGCCATCTGGTATAGGGCTCCCTTCTGTTACGTAACACTTGGCGCGCGCCGAGAATACCCTGCAAGCTCGGTACAGCCGTGTCTCCGAGTGTGGCCTGGCTAGGCTACTCTTGCAGGGTATTCAGTGGAGTGGCCCGACTCGAACGGGCTGGTCTGCCTTCCTACGACTTAGCCGTCGTAGTCTGCTGCGCACTCCTTGCCGACCTAGGCTTCCTCGTAGGCGGCCTACTGGTCAGCTGACCTTCCTTGTAAGGGAAGGACTACTCGGCCTCGGTGACCTCGCCCGCCTCGGCCTCGGCCTCAGCCGGAGCCTCCGCTGCCTTCTCGGCGGCCTTGGCAGCCTTCGCCTCGGCGTTGGTCTTGCGCTCGACCTTCCGAGCCTCCTTGCGATCCCACCACTCGAGACCCTCCTCGAGCTTGATGGCAACGCGGCCGTTCGACTCGTGCGTCGGGAACGGGTCGTTCTTCGACTTGTTCTTGATGTACGAGTAGATCACCTGCGGGCGGAAGTCGTCTCCGACCTTGCCGAGCTCGACCAGCTTGTTGCGGAACTGGATCGGGCTGATGAAGCCCTCGCCTAGAGCCGCTCGCGGCGTCGAAGTCGGCTTGGCCTCGGTGGTCTCTGCGACCTCAGTCGGGGTGTCGACCTCGGCGGTGTTGGCTCGTGGTGCCATGACGTACTCCTTCTGTAGTGCTGACCAATGTCAGCTGCTCTCGAGCGGCGCCCTCTGCGCTTGCTCTACGTCCATTATATAGCGGCCAGCTCGCCCTTTGCAAGTGACCCCTACGGTTAGAGTTTAGCTGTTCGGAAACAAAGTCCACCAAAGTGGTGATGTCCCCATCTAGCGCTTGTCCCACCTTGGGTTCGGCTGATGCTCCTCCTTGGGCCCAACGATCGGGCCGTACTTCCTGTAGTCGTGCAGACGTTTCAGGAGGACAAGGAGCCGATGGTACTGCACTGATGGGGAGTTCCTTCCCACGCCACCCTCCTTGTTGTCTCTCTGACCCCTCTGGGAGAGGCTACGAGTACGAGCGCGAGTACGAGCCCGAGTACGAGCCCGAGTACGAGCGCGAGTACGAGCGCGAGTACGAGCCCGAGTACGAGCGCGAGCCCGAGCGCGAGCCCGAGTACGAGCGCGAGTACGAGTACGAGTACGAGTACGAGCCCGAGTACGAGCGCGAGTACGAGCCCGAGTACGAGCCCGAGTACGAGCCCGAGTACGAGTACGAGTACGAGCCCGAGCCCGAGCACCACAGCCGCCACTTTTGCTTCTTGCCCCGCTGCATAACTACACCTCGCGGGTGAAGGACTCGATGCAGGGGATCATCACGTAGATCGGGTGCTCGACCTTCTGGGCGTCGGTGTAGCCCTTCTGGGTAAGCGGTCCGGTCTCGTAGACCACCGACGCCTCGGTCAGCTTGATGCACTTGTCGTTCACGCCCTCGAGCTTGCCGGCGTAGATGTAGTTCAGGCACCACACCGTGACGCGCTCACCGAGAAGACCTTCCAGACCCTCGTCGTCGACCTCAGTGACACTGACTGCTACCTTCATTTGGTACCTCCTGTTGGTTTCTGGCCTGCCTTGTGCAGACCGTACTTCTTGCGGATGCTGCGGCGCTGTTGTACGAACAGTGGTATCGCCGAGCTTAGGACGAGCGGTATGCCTAGCGGTAGGAGCCATACTGATGCGATACACAACATGCCCGCTACGAGCAAGGGCATACCGATCAGTATGGCCGCACCAGCCTTCAGTACACGATCCAAGGGCGAATGTCGAGCTTGAGGCTACGGTTGCCGTTCTTGTTCGCCTTGGTCAACACAACGGTGAACCGAAGCTCACCATTCGCGCTGTCCGTCGACCTGTAGACCTTGTCACCGAAGTCGTCCTTCTCGTGGCTCCAGCCGTCGAGTGCCTTCAGCTTGTTCAGGATCACCTCTGGATGCGCATCGTGCATCGCGTCCGAGTAGACACCCTCGTCTTGGCCGAGGCTGGGGTTGATGAGTGTCGCAAGGCACTCCTGCAGGAACTCGATGTTCCGCTCTGTCAGGTCAGTGTGCAGACCTTTGCCTGGCTTGAGTGTGTCAGCCATTCGAGGCCTCCGTGACCATCTCAATGGTGACCTCGTCAGCGAGTCCGATGATGTCGAAGTCGTCCTCCTCGACGCGTCCGTAGCCAACGATCAGCGCCGGACCAACGATGTTCCGCAGCGCCAGGTTAGACGCTCGCCGATTGAAGGGTAGGTGCTTGAGCAGACCCTCCTCGTCAGCGATCATCATCGTGTCCGCAAGGTGCTCGATGTCGTGGCGAACGCCTACGACCTCAATCCACACACGTTCGCCAGCGTACGCAATGTTGCCGGCTGCGAACTCCATCTCGGCGAGAGCGTTGTTGAACGCTGGGTAGAGGATGTCGTCGAGCTCCTTGGACACGAGCGGTTCGTCGGTGTCTACGGGGATGCAGATGATCCGCGCCCCCATCAGACCATCACGTCCATGCCCAGGTTCAGCATGATCGCGTCGCTCTGGGTCAGCTTCGATCGGTCGTACGAGTCAGTCAGGTCGACCTCGATGTCGCCGATCGGAATGTAGCACCCGTTGAGCCCTGGTGCTTCGCGCACCTCGACGTGAATGCCTCCGTTGCCGTAGCAGGTGCACCCGCTTGTGATCGGGTACTCGATTCGCGTGACAGCACCCTTCGATGCAACCTTGCCCGTCTCCTTGCGCTTGATGACTGTGTCACCGACGCTCAGATCCAGCAAGGATCGCATTGTCGTGATGCGGCCTCGCTTCTTGGTACCAGCAGGAGTGCTCCCGCCAGACACCTGTGTTGCTTGTGACATTGTGCCTCCGTCTCTTCGACGTGTTGCCACCTAAGTGGCGCGTATACCGACCTGGCATACAAGGAAGGACTGGAGCGAAGTACGCTACTCTGCTCCTGCGTTCATGGAGTTCACCATCAACGCTCCAGTCCAGCCCTGAGTGTCAGCTCTCGATGCCGGCGAGCTCTCGCTCGATCCGAATCGCCTTCTCACCCTTGCGCTGCAGGTACTCGTTCGCCCACTGCTGAGCGGCCTCGAGCGGGACGACCTTCTTCTGGGTGTTGTTGTTGGTCACCGACGCGATCTTGCCCTTCCGGATGTAGTTGTAGACCATCTGGGCACGGCAGCCAACGAGCCGCGACAGCACGATCGGGTTGACGACCTGCTCAGCGGTCTGCGCCGCGAAGCGCTCCTTGGTGGTCTGCGCGCCTTCACCCTCCAGCTCGCCAGCCAGCTCGGCCAACGACTTGGGCGTGAATTCGACGGTCTCGACGGCGTCGGCCTGTGTGGTCGGGGTATTGCGAACGGTGCGGCTCATAGTGAACCCCTTCGGTGGTAGGACCTACACGGTCCTGCGTCGCCGATTTGACGACTGCACCAGCCTCCGATCGTCCGGTAAGACGTACGAAGGATGATGCACTCTTCACATCGGCCTTCCTTGCTGCTGTTCATACCTCTATTATACAGCATGCCCAGCGCAGACCGCAAGCACCTTTTGCGTCCTGTTATGAAAGACCAACCCTACCGTCGAAGCGACTCGGGATGCCAAGGCGCTGCTTGGTCTGTTCGTTACTCACAGCCATGGGCCTGAGCACGTTCTGCAACCACTCCTTGAACTGCCAGTTCCGACCCGAATAGGTCAGTAGCAACAGCGGCGGGTGTTCAGTCTTCGGTGTCATCGGTGTACTCCATTCTCTTGGTACGTGGGTTCTTTCTCGTGGGCCTTGCATTGTGTCGCCGGTTGCCTTCAGGGAGACCGCAGATCATGCACTCACCACCAGTGGTAGCCGCTGCATCTAGATCTGGAACCGGAACGTAAAGGTGCGGCGCATCGAGCTTGATCTGCATACCTCTATTGTAACACGGCCGCGCGCCCCTTTGCAAGGCGAGGAGTGCCACAGGGTGGTCGCTCTTGATTGGTTCCACGGTCGCTACCTCGTTGGGGCGGCTTACAGTGCCTGGAGCAGGGCGTAGAAGACAAAGGCACCTACCGCTGCCATGAACAGGCCGAGGTACACCATGCCAAGCCCTACGATGGTCTGGCACACGCGACGTTGTTTGGGTGTCATTGGGTTTGGTTACCTCTCTTCGTTACCTGCTAGCTGCAGGACACCGCCTGCCTGGTGAGACCAGACCGACGATGCTCCGCCTCTGGGTGGTTAGAAACCGTGCATGTTTGGGAACGGCTTGCCGTCGTTGGTATAGTAGTTCCCGTCTCGACAGAACTTGATGTACATGCCCGACGGTACTCCGTGCCCGTACTGCTTGATGGAGTGGTTGGTTCCGTTGAAGGTCTCGATGCACACCCCGTGCTGATGGTCGCGCTGCGTGTACTGGATCCTCCCAGTCCACGGAAGCTTGACCCGATCGAGCTGGATGACCGAGTGTGCGTCCTTCCACATCTGCTGGGTGCTCGGGTAGGTCTCGTCGAGACCTCCTGCCTGTGCTGATGGGGTTGGTAGAGCGAACCCAATTGCAGCCATCGTGGCTGCGCCTGCGAGCCCTACCTTGGTGCTGTTCTTCATGAGCGTTCCTTTCGGGGTAGGCGAGCTATAGCTGCTCGCTTGATCCTATTATATCATAGGTCGATGGAGCCTCGCTAGGGCTTTTGAGGTCCAGGGCGCTGGAGAAGTGCTCAGTTCCTGATACCGTGCACAGACTTCTGTTTGGTAAGTCTCTACAACTGAACTGATCTCCGCAGGTTGAAACGGGTCCTGGTAATAGTGCCTCGTCCGAGTCCTTGAGACTTAGGTAATAGTATATTTAGGTAATATATATACCTTTATAGAGTGGGTTAGCGGTGTTTAGTGTTACCGTATATAGTGCTCCGTGTTTAGAGAAAATCCCCCTCCATCGAATCGCTATCGGACAAGGTGAGAAGGGCCAAACGGGCATGCTATAATAGGAACATGGGAAGACCGCGCCAACCTTACTGCCCCAGATGTACCGCGCTTACTGATGGCGTCCTCAAGGTCCTGAAGGCACCTGGTGAGCCATACTGCCGCGAACATATGCACATGGCTCAGAAAGCCTCCCGTGATAGGAGAGTACAGGAGGCACACGCCGCAGAAGCAGCGCGTCTGGCTGAACAGGACTTCCAGGAGACCTTGGCACGCTTAGACAGGGAGTATGGCACCGAGAAGTAGCGTCCTGTGGAACTCTGTGTAGGTGTCAAGGGCCGGTTGGTATGGACCTAGGTAAGGCAGGCCTGGCAGGGACGGTTCTCGCCCCTGCCACACCCTCGCTACCTACGCCTGCGCGCGCTTGCCGAGGTACTTGTCGGCCCAAGCGATCGCCTCGGCCTTGGTGAACGCCTTTGCGTCCTTCTGGCCGTTGATGAGGCCCTTGCGACCGTAGTTGTACACCATCTGCGGTGGGATGGTCTTGAGCTCCGCGAGCGTGAGGACGTCGTTGACGACCTTGGCCAGGCCGTACCCGGTGTACTTCGCCTCGGTGAAGAACGGCGCGAAGGTGACGGTGGCCTGCGTGGCGGTGTCGGACATGGCGTTGCCTTTCTGTTGAGGCTGACCTTGTGCCTGCCTGTAACTATATTCTATGCGGGTCCCGCGCGGCGATGCAGACCGGTACGGGTTACGGGTTTCTAGTGCGATTTGCATGTGTTACAATATAATACGACACGCTTGCTGGCCTAGTGCGTGCTGTACTATAGTAGTAGTCATGAGCGACCACGAAGGCAACTCTTTCGACTCCGAGTCTGCGTCACACTCTTCACAGCCAAACCCCTCTCCGCCTGTCAGCAATACGCGGGAAGTGTACGAGGCCAATGGCGTTGAGCTGGGCGGAGAGACCCAGCCAGAGGCAGACTGGGTAAGCGAAGACGCCATGGAGTCATTGATCCTTGAGCGGACGATAAACCCGAGCGAGTCCGCGGAAGACCTGTCGCGCCGGCTGATTCGCGAGAACCTTCCTGTCGTGACTCAGTCAATGATCCACCTTGCCATTCACTCCGCGTCGGAGACTACTCGGCTTCGTGCTGGCCAGTACCTCGTGGACCGGATGCTTGGCAAGCCTGGCGACGACCTCAAGTCGCAGGGCGAAGACCCTCTCGGCGACCTGCTGTCGGAGCTCACCAAGGCGGCGGAGCAGCACGCAAACAGTTCTTCTACCTAACCCACCCAACCTTCAACCTTCAACCTTCAACCTTCTACTTCCTAAGCTTCTTCCCTCGACACTTCTAACTCGAAAGGGCACGCGAATGGCAAAGGGCGGCGCAAGCGGCTACCGAGGCAAGGCAGCAATGGGCAAGCTTACCCAGGCAGGCCGAGGTGGCACAGCCAGCAAGACCATCAACACCAAGGGTGCCGGCAAGGGCATGGCTAAGGCAGGCTCCAAGACCGGTAAGACAGGCTCGCTGTCCGGCTTCAACAACCTGCAGATGCCTGGCTGCTAGCGACGAGACACCCGAACGTGTAAGAGCGGGCACCGTGTGCCCAAGACAGTATTCATTATACCTCCACCCTGTGGAGCTCTGTCAGAAGGAGGGACCCGGTGGGACGACAGACCGACTTGCGCACGCGTACTGGCGTTGACAAGGGCAAGGACCAAGGGCACCGCATTGTCACGTACCGCGATGCCAAGGGCAACATGCTCGATGCGCATGTGGTTGGGCAGGGTACGTCAAGCGGGCTCAAGCTCAGCATCCGCAACTCGTCGTCGAAGCGTGTAGTGGACAACGTCGCCTTGGGCACTGCTGCCAACCAGACCAACGTTTACTTCACTGCAGGTCGATAGTGGCCGCTCAGACACAGCGGGCGCCTGAGGTTGGTAGGACCTGTACGTACTACCGAGCTACGTCGCGCCAGCCTGTTCCAGCGCGCATTACTGCTGTGGCAGGCACAGTTGTGTCTTTGCTGATTGCCTCTTCGAGGCAGGTTGTCACGGGGGTTGCATTTCGTACGGCACATAACCAGACAAACGTCTGGGCCTGGACAGAATAGGGAGGGCGACGTTGGCAGGCAGTACTGGTGACCTCAACCTCGTTACCGTTCACGGTACCTACGAGGACTTCAACGGTAACCCGCTGGCTGGTACGATTACGTTTGCACCACAGGTCGCCGGAATTGAGGATCCTGGTTCGGACTTGATCCTCCTGCCTAAGGTCTTCGTTGCCACTCTGGATGGTAGTGGGCACTTCTCGGTTGATCTGCCCGCCACCGATGACCCTGACGTATCGCCGATCAACTGGGCCTACTCCGTAACGGAGAACATTTCAACTGCAGGCGTCAAGGGTCGCAACAGCCTGCTAATCAGTGTGCCAGTTGCATATGCAGGCACTGGAGTGTCGCTGGCCGACCTGATCGAGACCTCCTACACGGGCCAGGAGATCATCAACATTGTCTCCTCCACCATTGTGCTGGAGACGCTCGCCAGCTTGGATCAGACAGGCCCGAACGCTGGGAAGGTCGATCAGGCGGAGCTGCCACACGATACCCTGGTCTTGCAGGTTCAGCCGTACAGTGGTGGCATAGACCCACCGCTGAGCAATCTTGGGCAGATGGCCACTGGTCAGTGGGGCGGTACGACGATCGTGGCGCGTGCGACGTCTGTTCGATTCCGTCTGGAGACCTCTGGCGATTTCATCGGTGGCGGCGCGATGCAGTTTCAGTTGCTCGTTGGCAAGAATGGTGGGCAGCCGACACGCTTGATGGTCAAGGGGACTTCGACAGCTGCGGTTGGTGAGTGGCAGCTCGATAGTCAGTGCACTGAGCTCCTCACGCCGCATTCAACTGCGCCGGCATCGGGTGCAGTAATTGGTGAGGTTGGCATTAGTGAGGGCGTGGCGTCGACTTCGCACGAGTTCGAGGTCACCGGCTTCACTGTTGGCGACACGTACACCGTACAGCTGATTTCGATCTGGCAGTCCTTCTTGCTCGCCGAGAACTCTCCTCGGTTGAATGCGAGCGTCTCCTACGTCTCCACTGCGCCTGACGGTAAGACAGTCTGGTTCCTGTGGCCTGCAGCTCCTGCCATTGTGCCTGCCATTGCGGGTCGTCGTCCTGCCTGGATCAGTGGCAACCAGGCCGACGGGCTTGCTCCGCCGCCAGGCCAGGTGGCCGGACAGAACTACTCGCTCCCTTCGTTGGCCTTGAATGCAGGTGTCGGGCCGATCGACATCCACTGCGCACGTGCGATTTCGGCGATTGCGCCGACGCTTGGCATTACGGTCAACCAGCTCGGTCAGGGCTTCACGTCGTTCTGCTGCAATCCCAAGTTCGTTGGCGATGCGCAGCTAGTAGCTGGCAGCAATGTGGTAGGTACGCCGGCGACTTCCGTAGCTGATGTTGGACGTCTGGTGCAGGGTACAGGTATTCCTCCGCTGGCTTCTACTACCGTAGCAGCCGGATCGAATGGCGTTGACGTTACTACGTTCGCCGGCGCCGGGGTACTCAATGTGGTATCGACTGCAGGCTTCCCGGCTGCCTCTGCAACTGCGCCTGTGACTATTCGTGTTCTGACGCTGGTAAGTGCAGGTGTCAGCGGGTACGCACAGATCACCTATACCGGTATGACCGGGACTACGCTTACCGGCTGCACGACA